AAGTATGGACGCTATGGCGAATCTTTTTACTGTCATGAGGAAAAAACTGCAAGAAAAGTTAGATCATCTATATGAATTTAATCAAACGTCTAGTAATAACTATAGTACAGCAATTCAATTAGCAGCTAGCATTGCGACGGGTCTTGCTGAAGTCCAAAGTGGGAAAGGTTTTAGTCCTGCTAGTGGTACATTTAGTACACAGGGATTGAATATGGAGTGGACAACTTCTATTCAAGAAATTATAGCAAAGCGTGAAGCAGAACGGTTTTCCAGTCAAGGTGTTGAAGAACTTGGTCAATCTGATTTCATGAAGAATGACAAGACTATATTAGACCAGCTTGATGAAGGTGTACGTGTCGGTTCTGGACGAGCTGTTAGAGACGGAATAGAAGATTTTAAAGCATTGGGAGACAAGGAAACGTGGGAAGATATGGGGTATGCTGCATCGCACCCTCTTAATACCCTTAGAACCATGTACAATGTCCTTTCAGATTCATATATTAAGAATGTAAAAAATGGTGATTTTGAAGATGCTGTAATATGGTTTAGTTATGCCCTAACAGGAATAGGAGTAGGACTAATTGGTGATAAAGGTATTGGTAAAATCACAAAAGTGTTAAAAGGAGCCAGATATGCAAAAGTAAAGGACATCAAAGTACCACGTATACAACAAACTGTTACAAATTGGGTTGATAATTTAAGCATAGAAAATCGATTGGCGTTTGCTAATACAAATGGACTTAATCTAAGGTCTAGTTTGAATTCTACTGCTTTTGAAGCTGAAGAAAAGCTATCGACTCATCAGTTTGCTAATTCTGGTGGAAATACTAATACTAATGCTATAAAACCAGGAGATACTAGTCCGTTAGCTCCTGGAGGAGGGTTAAATGCCCATGAGACAAAAGGTAGCCAAAGACGTGGCCACTTAATCAAGAAACACATTGGGAAAACAGATGCAGAGTTGTTGCAAAGATTACAGAATGATTCTAGAATAACAGGGTCATCAACTTTCACTGATAGGGCTACAGCTGAGAAAGTAGCTAATGCTACCCTCAGTGACCCTAATAACCAACGAATTATTAGAGATTGGTTAAATAATCCCCGAAGCCGTGCTACGATAGCATTGGATTATTATAATAATGATATTATTGGGCGTGGAGTACGGAGAGGGTCTACAACAGCTCATGATATGAAAAATGCCAAAATTGTCTTAAAAAAAGACGGCAATGGAAATTTCATTTTAACAGGTTATCCAGTTGACTAATAGGAGGAAAGAAATATATGCTATTAAAAAAAAATCCAGAAGATCCGGTTTATCAGTTCTTAGCAGCAACATTTCATCAAGATACATTTTACGAAGAAGCACTCCAAGAGTTACTTGAAGAAGAAAGTACGGAATATTTACAAGACGCTATTATTTTTCTAGCTGAATTTATTCAAAGTGATTATAGTGATAAAGAAAAAAATGAGTACATACAGGTTTCTGCAGATGGGATATATTTTGAAGGATTAGAAATAACACCATTAGAATGGCTTGAACAAACAGTTAAAACGATAAAACAAGCATTAAAAAACACTTAATAAAAAAATCGACCGCCCGTAAAAGGCGGTCTTTTTTCGTTAAATTAACGAACATTCACATACGCATCACTAGCCGTAATATAGTACGTATTCCCTTTCGAATTGTGTACTTTGTACTGAGTTGAACCATTTACAGTTACTTTCGCATCGATTGAAAATCCTGATCCTGCATCTAAAGTGCCAGCGACATCTTTATCTGCCCAGGAAGCAGAGTCATAGAAACGTAGGTTGTCCACTTTGGATACAACACGTTTTCCTGCAATTGGATTAACTGGCTCTTTCTTCTCAAACTTGATATAAGAAGGATTATTATATACCCACTGATTCCCACCAAGGTTTAACCAGCCATCTTTTTCACCCCATACTTTATAGGATTCTGGTTTATTCAACTGGCGAATAACAGAATAGCTTGCATCTGGGCCTTTACGAAGATTTACATTATTTCCTTCGATGTATGCAATGCCTTCCACATTAGCGATTGGTTCGTCTGGTTTAGATGGTTGCTCTGGAACAGAAACAGCCCCATTATTATATGCACGTTGTACATCTGCTCTAAATTGAGCTTCTGATACTCCATGACTACGTAAATAATCAAGCGGATCTTCGTGGTCAGTACCACCCAAATACTTCGTCACATCATAGTGAGTCCACAATCCTTTTTCTACAGATAGATTGTTATCTTTCAAGATTTTAGCCAGCAACTTCACGTATTTATCATAGCTACGTTTGAACTTCTCGTAATCTTTTGTTTCGCAAAGCTCTACATGTACAAAACGTTTATTCGCGCCAGGTCCTCCGCCATAAGCAATATACTTTGTATCAGCAATTTGAATTGTTTCGTTCCAATCGACTGCATAGTGAACAAATGCATTTCTCCATGTACGAGACTCATATTTTTGGATGTTAATAGCTGGAGCTTCTGGAGTTGCTGTACTATGTGCCACAACGCCCTCGTAAGCCCCTACACCATAACGGTATGGTACTTTAGGTAAATCATCGATAATAAGTGTTCTATCCGCAAAAGCTTCTGTAGTAAGGCTAAATAGAAGCAGTGAGGTCATGAATACGGTGGAAACGAATTTAAACGATTTTTTCATTAAGCATCTTCTCCTTTTTCTTCGTGATCAGTCCAAATCCCCAAAGCGATACCAAATAAATAAACAGCCTTTTCGACCTTATCCAAATTTCCTTCGAATCCGGTCATTCCAAAAACTGATAAAATTAATCCAAAGCATGAAAAAAGCACAACCCATGTTTTCCAGTTGCGCAAACGTTTTAAAATATTTTCTTTTGTAAGTGGCAAGTCTTATACACCTCCTTTCAATAACAGTCCAATAAGTGCCGTTACAATTGCACCGATTATGATGCGGAGAATCCATGTGGTATTGGCACTGATTTTATCAAGTTGCTTATTTATATTAACGATGTCTTTTTCGTTCCCTAAAGTACGGGACTCTAAGTTTCGAATGTCATCCTTCATATCTTTCTGATCTAACTTAATCTGTTGGATCTCTTGTTTTAAATCTTGAATTTCTTGCATTGATTCAGCTCCTTTCAAAATAAAAAGAGAGACGAATTCCGCCTCTCTCAATCTGTAAAATTTAATCTAAACCGGTATTTTAAGCAAAATAAAAAAGACCAGCTTATTGCTGCTCTGTAGGAAAAATCTCACTTATTTAGTTAATAATTGTTGTACAAGTGCCTCTAATTCGTTGAGGCGTGTTTCTTGAGAGGAAACTTTTTCCTTTAATAAATTGATTTCCTCTTGTTGTACGTTCTGTCTCAGAAGTATTTGCTGAGTAGCGGCAATGTTTACAGTGATAAGGGAATAAGGTAGGACTGACTTCCCATTTCTACCTTGGAACTGAATAGGTGTATCCTCTGCGATGAATCCATATTGTAGGTACTTATCTATATCTTTATTGATTTCATCATAGCCAAGTGTTTCTACGTCATCCTTAAATAGATACTGGCTAGGTTTTAACTCCATAAGAGTGTTAACAGCATCAAATTGAATAGGTAAAATATCTGTTTTGATATCTCTAGTTGATGTCTGGCTCCAAGACGCTCCAGATACTTCCCGTTTAGCTCGGATGTTACCACCTACCGTTGTACCTCCATTTGCTACAATGTCCCCTGTTTCTGCTGTGATGTTACCACTGCCCCATAAATTACCTCCATTGACATCTGCATAGTCTGGGTAAGGTGTCATATCATCATATCTATCTAAGAAGTAGAATCCATACTTACCACGGGTGTCTCTATGAACCCTCATTGTCTTACCGTCAATAGATAAAGAAACAAACTTACCCTCATCTCTAAGTGTGACAGTATCGAAATATGGATCTGCTAACTTAGTAGGGAATGACCAATACCCAGTTTCTGACCTTAAACTCATACCATTTCCAGCACGTAGATTTAAACTATTTGAACCATCAGTACTAATAGAAATGTCTCTCTTAGCATATATTGACATCGAACCTAATGATTTTAAATCCATTCTGTCCCCATACTTAGAGAATTCAATAGACGAAGACATATCAGTTTTATTTACTCCATCATATATACCAATACGCGCAACTGCATCTGTATAGCTTGACGGGTCTGGAGTCGTATGTTCTAGTACTAAGGCACAGTTCTTTGCAGAAGTGGCGTCTGTATAGTTAGTACCAAGCACTAAAGCTTCTCTTACTCCTTGCGTAATAGGAACGAACCCTAAATATCCCCTAGCTTTACCAGTTCCGTATAAATTAAGGTTCTGCTTCTCAAGTCTCATATGGTTATTAGCAGAAGTAGGATCTTCTGTCATGATTACGACACCTTTTAAGCTACCTGTCTTGATATGCTTAGCTTCTACGTATCCGTCAAGATTTATCTTCGGAGCTTGAATCAAAGCAGTCTGAGCTGTGAGGTTCAACTTTGCAGCAATCTCATTGTCTTTAACACGGAGAGAAATCTCCTGAGCATTTACTTTCAACTCAGATTCATGTCTATCCACTACAGCTTTACTACCATATCGTCCATCACCTTCATCTTTAGTGTAAACATCAGTAGATTTAGCTCGTAAGTTTATTTCCTGATTAGTCTGAGTGAGTTTTGTATCATAACTAGAGTTAACTGTATTGAATTCTGACTTAGTCACACGGTCAGCGACCTCTTTAACCATAGCGTCATAGTTTACAATGTCTTTGGGGTTTTCCATATAGACAGGAAGTTTCTCACCTACGTTACACTGCGGCTCAGCTACCCATACAGTACCAGCTCTCCTGATCCACACTTCTATACGTGCATGAGTGATTGGAGAATCTGGAGCGTCATGATCTATAGTGAATCTAGTCCATTGTCCATCTACTAGCTTATCTTGGAACTCAACTTGCTTGTATCCTCCTACTGAAGTCGTCCCATTGAAGAACTCTACCTTAAATGCAGCACCTAGTGAGATAGCATATTTGTCCTCAGTGTATAACATAGCAGAGAATTGGAACTTTCCTTGTTTCTGATAAGCAGGTACATCTTGATAGATACCATGCCAGACATTAGTTGTTGTATGTGTAGATTCAATCTTAACTGACCTACTTTGTTTGTATCTCTTAGATTCATCTACGGTAATCTTTCTGTCAACAGCATTAGTGTCAGGGTTCCATCTTTCAAGTGAAGGAGTCTCTTCGGTAACGTCTCCGAAGTCATTTACTTTCTTTTTAACAAACTGAGTATTCAATAAAAGGTTATCAGCACCTAACTCTCCAATGTATTCCTGCATCTGAGTTTCGGTAACTTTTGTACTTAGTTCACCTTTAATATTCGTAATCTCTGTAGTAATTCCTACAGTGTCAGGAACAAGTGGCTCCCAGTCAGTACCATTCCAGAGTTTCAATATCTTAGCAGAAGAATCACTGGAGTCAAGCCATAGAGTTTTCCCTGCTTCTAGTTTATCTGTAGGAGCAGTAGGACTCTCAATAATAGCCGTTTGCATCTGATTCATGTTGCTTTCTATCTCTGTAGCTAAATCCTTTGCAGTTTTAGCATCTTCATGAGCCTGGTCCGCTTTAGCTCCTGCCTCTGCAATTGCATCAGTCTGACTATTTACCTTTTCGTCTAGCTGCTTAAATACTTCTGCAGGTACTTTGTCTTGCAGAGAAGATAAAATACGTTGATAAGCCTTCATGAGAGAATCATTTACATCTTCTATCTCTCTATAGTTACCGAAATAGATTTTATCTTGACGGGGATCCTTGAAAGACTCGTCTGCAGCAATCGCACGAGCTTCTAAATATAAAGGAGGGTTAAGCGTCTTGTCTTTAATGTATACAGTATCACCTTCATTTATTGCCTCATGTGACATCCCTGCTACTCTAGCCAACGAAATAGCGTCAACTCCATAAACTAAGTTAGTATCTACTCGCTTCTTCAGAGCTGCCTTTGTTAGAGTCATTAAACGCTCTGGAGTCATATTTTGATTATCAGTCTCTGGAGTATAAAACCCAAAGCGATGCTTACCATTAATGTTCCAACGTTGAAATGCTTCCTCGTCAACCACGTAGGGAATACCATTATTAATATCTGCTACAGTAATTACCTCATCTTGACCGTTTGCTCCCTGGACAGTAACGTAACCCACTAGAGCAGTAATTACACCGTCAGAGTTTTCTGTACGAGTAATCCCTTGCAAGTCCTTACCTATATTGATTTCCTTCCCAGTGTATCTACCACGCTTTTCTACTAAGTCTACGTATCTTTTATTGATACTAGCTCCCTGGATAGTAACCCTATATTGAAGCTCATAATGATTAAACTCTGCAGCGGTTAAATTAAGAAGTCTCAAAGGGGATACAAACTCTTTAATGTATTGCGTACGTGTCCCTGTTGCTTCTACTTTACCGACTTCCCAGTCAGTCCCTTTAAGGGCTATTCTCATATACTCTTCTGCTTTGAGAGAGTCGAACTTTTTAGGTTCAATATAACCGTCAGCATCTAGTAAGGTCCATTCACCACTAGCAAGGATTGTAACTGTCTTAGCAGCAGAATCCTTCTCTACAGAGGTAATCACATAAGGTGTCATTATACCTGGACGTGTTTCTTTCAAGATGATATTTTGCTGCTGAAGATAAGGGATATATTTTGAGCTCTCAAGTAATTTAACATCTAATATATCAATGGAGTTCTTTATTTCCCAGTGACGCTTGTCTTCAATATAATCATGAGGACGTATAGTAGCTATCACTTGTCTTGTAATGTAATCAACTATGTGAAGATCTCCTTTTCGTTTTCCCATTATCTATATCTCTCCCTGTATGTTACTTTGGCAGTCCCTATATTCTTAGGACGTACGATTATTTCATTTTCTCCTCTATTGATAACTGGAAATTCACTAAATAACTCTTTAATGTTGATAGCATCTTTCCCGTTAACTGTCACAAGAGCTCTCTCAGTATCTACAACTACAGTGTCTCCCTGGTCCACAATATAGGGAGTTGCATCTACTGGTACACTAAACTTCTTATACACTTTTAAGTCTTCTATAAAAATAGCATCTAATGGACTGTAATCCCCATATTTGAAGATTCCTATCGCTACTTTAGTGACTATAGAAGTAGTGGCAGAATTGGACTTGTTGACATCATTCCAGGTTTCAATGATAGTTTCATAATCTTGATAAGTTCCTTTCTTATATAAAGCAGAATAAGCTGTCCAAGTATTTCCCTCTCGCGTTAACATCACATGTCCTCTAAACTCTGTGAATGAGCCAGGTGTCCTTCCAGTATCATCTATAAGCGTTTTCTCTTCAGGTCCATCATTTATGACTGTATAAGCTTTTGTGATTGAAGAAGTGTCGTACTCGTCCTTCATTCCTAATTGAGCTACGATATTATCACTAGAATCTAATAAGAAAAGCATAATAGTTCCCATTCTGTCATAGCTAAGAGAGTCAAAGGAAAGTCTCATATCAACTTTAAAGTCTGTAGCTCCTCCAGGAGGAAGAGACTGTTTAAGAATTGGACCATACCATGTATTTTCTTTAACAGGTCCATAAGTGGTAGGATGGAAACCGTGTCCGCTCCCTGCTATCTCCATAGCTCCAGCTCCTTCAAATAGTGAGCCAAGCGGCCCATTGTGAGGATTCCATTTCCCTAAATTGTCCATCTTGTCCCAAATGACTCTATCCTCTTGAGCTACTAGCTTTGTTTTTGGTCCTGTTGGATAACCTAAACGGAAATAATCGCCACCATTCCAGACATCTATAAAGGGGCTCTTATTTAGAACATTCACCTCTACTATAGGGCTAGACTCTACAGTCCCTTTATTGGCTATATTTACTTTCAAATCTGTACCTTTAATGGCAAAGTCTTCTGTCTTAGTTTCACCTAGCTTATAAGGCATAGGACATACAAAGCGGATAGTTCCTTTTCCTCTGAAGATAAGTTCATCTAAGTCTGTCTCCCCGTCTAGCATAGCCATATATGTTCTGTCTGCCTCATCGTCAAAGATAAGCTCCTTTGGCTCATCTTGAATAAGCCAGCATGCTAAGTCTTCCTTCTTCTTCTGTAGATCCACCTGGTCTTTTGCTTTAACGATGACAGGGACCTCTATAGTTCGTACTTTTGTGTTAGTCTGCAGGTGATACCCTCCAGGATGTCCAGGCACTGTCAATATGTCTCGTTCAATAGGAGCCCACGCAGAGCGGTTAAACCCCATCAAAATGAACAGGTAATCTTTTTTGATTCCGTTGAATTTAAAGCTAGTCACGTGAGTATCCTCCTTAGTTATTTTTATTTGAGCCCTCCCAGAGGGAAGGCTCGTAAGTTTATACTAGAAAGCTGGCATAACTTGAGGATTAAACTGTGCAAGTCTGCTACTTCTACGCTTATTAGCACTGTCAACGTCCTCAGAGATAACTTCACCGACAACCTTTTTATCCATAATGATGTAAGTAGGTTGCTTCTCGTCAGAGCCATTTTGAGCTTCTGCCTTACGAGTTTCCTTCTCTGCCTTAACAGAGCCACTCATACGCTCATATGCAGTAGGAGCCATTTTTACAGAACCTTGTACAACCTCATCCATTGTAGGAAGCTTGAAGTCTTTGCTGATCCCTACATTGATTCCATTGAAGCTATCGTTCCCTAAGATATTTCCTAATTCGATATCTTCAGAGAGTGCTTCAAAGCCGCTCAATACTGCGGAGCTCATCATAGTAGCTGCTTTTACTGCATCGCTTGTCAAGTCAGTGATACCTATAGCAAGACCTTCAGGGAGGAATCTACCGATTGCTTTCATTACCCTTGATGGAGAATGTATATCAAAGAATCCAGTGACTGCATCTTTAACTTTGCCAGCCATCTTTTTAGCTGCATTTATCGCATCGGAAGCCATTCCACTAATTCCGTCTGCTAAGCCTCGTACTATGTCTTTACCTGCACTTAGGAGCATAGAACCTGCATTAGAGAAACATTTCTTAATTCCTCCGATAACATTGTCTGTAATAGCGCTCCACAAGCTACTTAACACGGAATAGATACCTTTAATAAGAGACCAAAGTATCTGCACACCTGCAGCAAGGATCTGAGGTAGATTAGCAATAATAGTCTTAGCTATTTCATAGATAATCTTTAGAGCTGCTGCAGCTAATTGAGGCATAATTTGAATAATACCTTTGATAATTGCCATTAAGATTTTAATACCAGACTCAATTATTTTAGGTAGGTTTTGCATGATAATATTTACAAGTTGAGTAATTATCTTAACTGCAGCATCTACAATCTTAGGAAGCATTTTTATGATCCCGTCAACGATTGCCATTAAGATTTTTACACCTGCATCTAAGATTTTAGGAAGATTAGTAATAATCATCTCAATAATTTTATTTACAAGCATGATAGCCGTGTCTACTAGATTAGGCAGAATCTTTACAATCCCATTAATAAGAGCCATTAAGATTTTAATACCTGCATCTAAGATTTTAGGAAGTAATGTAATAAGAGCATTTAATAAAGTATCCATTATCTTTAATGCAGCATCAATAATCTTAGGAAGATTGTTAACAATTCCAGTGATAACTGACATTAAGATTTTCATACCTGCGTCTAAGATAATAGGAAGCAATGTCCCTATAGTATTCACAAGTGTATTAATCATTGTTACGGCTACATTAATCAAAGTAGTTACTACAGTAGGGAGAACTTGAATAAGCCCCTCAATAACCTTTGTAAGTATCGCAACTCCTTGCTCGATGAACTTAGGGAGATACAATACTATCAAATTAACCATAGTATCTATTACTGTAGTAATTGTAGTTAGTAACATTGGAAACATTGAGTTTATCCCTTGCACTATCGTAGGCAGAAAACGAGCTGCAGTGATTAAAAGTCCTGGGAGACCTCCTACAAGCATAGCTATTAGAGACGGGATAATATTCATAAAGATCTGTCCTAGTTGTGAAGTATCTCCGCCTAGAGCAAGCCTTATAGCTTCCACCATTGAAGTAACAGTGGTACGAATAGCCATTACAGCATTTCCCATTAAGAGTGCAGCATTTTGGAATCCTGTAGGAAGATGCGTAATCCAATCATTCATGACGTCCCCTACAGTGATTACACTCCAGAGATACTTCCCTAAATTGACAAATGCTTGTCCTAGGCTATTAAGAGCAACTAAGGCAGGAGCTATTGCGTTCGCTATCCCTTGGATTGGAGCTGGCATGTTAGATACAACATCTCTAAAGTGATCGCCTGTAGTGAGTACGCTCCATAGATAAGTACTTAATTGAGCTAACATTGAACCAAAGCTATTTAGAGCAACCATTGCAGGAGATAGTGCTGTGGCGATCCCCTGTATAGGAGCAGGTAAGTTTGAAATTACATCTGCAAAGCTATCACCTGTTAAGAGAACATATCCGAGATACTTCCCTAGCTCTAAAGCATTGGCTCCGAACTGCTTCAATCCTGCAATCGTAGCAGTTAAGGCTTTCCCTCCAAGTTCAACTAAAGAAGCAGTCCATTGCTTAATAACTGCAATAACTCCTAAGACTCCATTTCTGAAAGTTTCACTTGTCTTCCATAAGTGAGTGAATCCTACTACTAATCCTGCTATTGCTGCAGCTAATACCCAAGCAGGAGCAGTCATCATTTGTAGTCCTGTAATGATTGGCATTAGTACTGGACGGACAGCAAACAAGATAGCTCTCAATCCTGCAAAGTATCCTATCCCCAGAGCTAACGGTGTAAGGATTACCATCAGAGCAGGGACAAGCATCATCATCCCTTGGATAAACTTAGCTAATACAGGATGAGCTTCATTAAATTGAATAACCATCTCGGCTAGTTTAGCAATAAAGTTATACATAGGAGTCATTACAGCAGCAAACGCTTGGACCATTGGCTCAAATGCTTTAGCTAACTTTTCCAACATGTTATTGAAAGCTTCAGCGTACTTTGTGTTTTCTTCCATAGCTCTTCCATGTAAAGCTCCATAGAACTTAGTTGCAGCAGCAGCAGCCAATCCAAATATGACAGGCAAAGCCATCATTTGAGTTCCTAAATCACGAATGAAGTCATTGTACTGCTTTACAGAGGCGTTAGCACCTAAGAACTCTAGAGCTAGCTGCTGAGGGCTTCCAGATCGTGCGAGTCTGTCCAAGGAATCTACTGCAGTTAATGCAAGCCTACTTGTGTTATAAAGAGGATTATTCATCGTAGTAAGGTTATTCTGGAAACGGGAAGCAGTAGAGCTTGCGTTATTCAGAGTCCCTATAGTTTGATAAATACTCATGAGAGCCATTCTGTTAGAGTTGATAGCTTGATCGTTCGCAGCCTTTTGAGCTTTACCTAACTCATTGATTCTAGCTATCATTTCATCAACTGAGCCTGTATAAGACCCTGCAGACTGTACTAGCTGGAAGTATCCGTATTGAGTCTCTATTTGAGCCTCACGAGCTCCAGACATACCTGCCTTCATTTGATGTTGATAAGCTTTCATTTCATTCATCATTGCCATATGAGCGTCAGATACTTGAGTATATCCTCTTGTAATATCGCTATTCATACGAGCAAAGTCTGACCCAAAGGACTGAGTAATCTCTCTAGAGTTGTTTCCCATATTGGACCCGATACGATTAATCTCATTGTTGATTTCTGTAACTTCTGTATGTGTAATACTGCTGAGTCTATCTATCTCTGCTTGGTATTCACTATTGAGTTGGGACACAATGGACTGTATATTCGCTCCAATACGGATAAGCTCCTCGTTTACTTGTGCAACCTCTCCCCGTACATCGCTATCAAGAGGGTTAAACCCATCATCAAATAACCTACGAGCGGCTTGTCCTATTGTGGTCATGTCTGCCCCGATTTCTCTGAGTTGAGCATTCACATCTGCTACGTTCGAGCCTACATTACTACCTATATTACTTAGTTGGTCATTTATATCATTTACATTTGAGCTTACATTCCCTCCGAGATTGTTTATCTCTGAATTAAAAGCATCTCGTATAGTTCGAGCTACTGAGCTCATGTTAGAACCCATTCTACCTAGCTCTCTATTGATTCTCTCTACATCGCTACGTATATTAGAATTGTCTATTCGGGCATCTATCTTTACACTTCCGTCGGCCATATATATTCACGCTCCTTTTGTCTAATTTAAAGAATCTCCAGGAGCCCTGCTATGAGGTCTTAATCATCTGTTGTAGGTTTAATAACCTTGTTTTCTTGAGCTAGTTGCTTGCGTGCTTCTTTGTAACGTCTCATACGTTCCTCGTAAGCTTTCAGCTCTCTAGCCTCTCTCATTTCTTTAGCTTGAGGCAGCTCATAAAAGGATTTTTTCTTCTTGATATCCTTCACCTGGTCCGCATTCTCTTTAGTCTTCTTAGGGACTTCACAAGTGCGGTACTTAATAGCAGTCTTCATAGTAGTCTCTTCTGATAAGTTGTTAAACAATGCTAAAAACTGATTCCAGAGGAGCTTTCCCTGTTGCTCAATGAGATCTAGCTTGTAATCATACAAAAAGGACGAGTATATCCGTTCAGCATCTATAGTAAAATCAACTATAGGAACCTCTTGGAATGTCTCGTCCTCTTCTGCTCCGTCTGTGGAGTTATCCTTATTGGTCATCTCATTGACTCGTTCTTTCTTATCAAGGTCTATATTGAGCTTTGCTTTAAAGATATCAATGAGAAGTTTATTAAGTTGTTCCCCGTTGAGCTGAGCTAGTAAGGATCGTTCTACTACAAGCATATTGAGGGCTATTAGAAGTTTACTCTTATCAGGCACCGTTTTATCATCGAATAGCTTTAGCATAACGAGGATATTATCATAGGAGAGGTTTAGCTCAATAGCCACGCCTCCCCAGGTTATTACATCTACGTTACGCTCTGTGAGTGAGAATCTCGGTCCCATAAGTGATCACCTACTTCTTAACGTTTGTTAAGTATGCATCTAAGTTACTTCCAGCTTTAGCACGTAGTTCTGACTCCACTAATGATGTTAAGTAGTCGATTAAGCTAACTAAATTCATAAGAGAGCGTCCTGCTTTCTCATACAGCTCCTCGAATGTATCTTCTCCTAAGAATAGTTCGATAGCTTCACTCATAAGCTCACGTTGCTGTAAGTTCATAGCGCGTAGAACCTCTGGAGAAGCTTCACGGAAATCAATTGCTTCATTTTGTAGATCCTTAGCTTTCTTCTCATAAGATAAAAATCCCTCTTGATACTTTAACATTGACTCATCATCAAAGTTCACCTTGTAAAGCTTCCCTGCTACGTCAATCTCTCTATAAGTTTTCTCGAAGTTAAATTGAAACTTGTTTTCTACTATTTTTGAAACACCTTCATATACTTCTTCTGGCTTAGCTAATTGATTTGTCATTATGGTTATCTCCTTGTTTTTTGTATTTGCCTCCGTCGAGACAATTTTTAATTTATTCGAATAAGTTAAAAACATATTTTTCACTATTTTTATCACTCTAAAAAAGCTATCACTGAGGAGGGAACCGAAGCTCCCTCTCAATGTAATTGATAGCATGAACGGAAGAGAAATGCGGAACTATTAAGCTGCGCCTTTTTCTGTAAATTCTGGAGCTCCGTCAAAGGAAATATTAAACTCAATCTCACCCTTGCTATTCGCATCTCCTCCGGGAACTTTGATCTCTGAGATAGTTGAAGGACCTTCCCATTTGTCACCGTTTGGCTCAGTCACTCTAAAGTCAGTCTTACGAGCGTCTCCAATTTGGTTAACTTTCTTAAGGATAAAGTCTTGAGCCTCATCGCCATAAGAACGATGACCTTCAAAGGAATAACTCATCATGAAACCAATAACAGAACGCTCAGAAGCGCCTCCACCATCATAGTAGTAGTCCTCTTCTACTTCCTCGTTATTATCGGGATCTACTGACTTGATACCTTTAGCAATAACAGCCCACTTAGGAGTAGCCGCTGTTCCCACATTGATCTCAAATTTATAAAGATGGTTCAATAGATATGCCATATATTAATTACCTCCTATTTCTAATTCCGCAGAAAAAAGTGCGGTGTATATATACTCGTTTGCTGCTGTCTTCTCAACAAAAGAAGGTTCAACATATACATTGAGCCTTCTTAGTGTGTATGAATTGTCAACTGCGTTAAAAGTACGCCTTTGTACATTGTTTAACTCTCTTGTCATTGCTTCAATCGCATTCGTTACTTCTAATTGGTTATCGCTTTTAACGAGCAATTGGAATTGTTTATTGATGATTTCACCTTCGTAATATTGCTCTCCTAGCGCTGAAGGAATCATTCTAATAGCAATACTTTTTCGTGGTGTATCATTTACTCCTATATCCAATAAATCGGCTTTTATAGGAGCAAATAGGATATTCGGCTGCAAAGTAGTGGTTAAATGCTTCTTGACCGATTCAATTAGCCATATCATGTTTGTCCTCCTATAAGTTCCGTTTAATCTCGTTTTCTACGATTCTTGCCCAATCCATCACATGTCTAGCTTTTGCTTCTTCAAACCATAAACCTTGGGCATTAGGGTTGACATCTTGTGAGAAATTGTACTGGGGATTGTAATACACTCTTCTTGCATATGGAGTGTTCCATTCTATATGACCTTCTCCAGGCCTACTAAAACGAATAGACGAACGTTCTAATTCACCTGTATCTTTTGGTATATAAAAGTTACTGTCTTTCAACACCTGCTGATCTAATGCAAATTGTGCTTTTTCAGTAGCTTCAATGACTTTACCCTCAATTACAGATGTATCGATTCTAATGTTTAATCGAATCATACAAGCACCACCTCCACATGATGGAGAGTGCTTCTATCATAAAAGTCACTTACTTTGCTAACGGTCATTTCTTTTCCGTTAAATATGATTTTAGATTTCTCTTTGAAAGTAACAGGTGTCGAATGCACTACGTCATGAAATAGTAAAGTTTGCATTACAGTACTGTCGCCATTCCCATTAGATACAAATGTCTTTTTAGGTTCAATTCGAACCCTTTCAATCGTTACAGAAGGCGCATAGTTATCACTACCACCCCATGTATCATCCTCACCCCTATACTCCAAATACTCGACTGTATGGATTAACAATGAACGTCTTATTGGTTTAGCCATGCACACACACGCCTGCATATAGCAACCCAGTCGGTCTAAGGAATTTAGGTACCGTGATTGCATACTGTGTATAAAAACTAGGTGCATCGTCTGCCCCTGCACTCATTCCATTCTCTGAATAAGAACCTACGGAAAATCCTCCACCACCTTCACTTACAGTTGCGGAAGTCTCTCCATTAATCGCCAAAAACTCAACTTGAGCAGCAGTTGCTTTCTTTACCTGCTTTTTAATAAAAGGTGCCAACTTATCAAAGTCGACGCCTTCTAATTTGTAATTAATAACATCATCAATTTGGTCACTAGCACGAGCAATAAGACGTTCTAATAACGCTGCATCAGATACCGGAGTACCTTTGTATTCGTTATTGTAGTAATCAGCATCTATATATGCCATATGATCACCTACTTAGTAGCGGATTTTTTCGGCACTTTTAGATCGGCTAATTCCGCCTCTAGTTCGTCGATTTTGTCGAGCGCTTTGTTGTGCTCTGCTACAGAGATGTTACGCCCTCCAGTAGCACGCTTGATAATCTTGCTATCTTCGTTAATCTGGTCGAAACCATCATTCAGATAGCTTGATAAGAAGTCTTTTTCAATGTTTAATACTTTATTCAATCGTTGTACTTTTACTGTGTTACTCATTTAACACCATTCCTTTCATAATAAAAAGAGAAGCTATAAAAGCCTCTCTTTAAGGTGTAGTTGTAATATTGAATTTCACGCCATCAACTTTAGCACCTAAGATAAATACATCCCAGTATTTGCGTTCGTAGTAAAAATATTTACCTCGAGTTGATGCGCTCGGAGATTCTAAATCAACAAACTCATATTGTTGCGGCGATACTACTGAAAGCGGATGAATTAAGATCATGTTGATTTGTTTTGCAGCAGCATCTGGAACAGCACCATTTGTAAAGTTGTAAGCAGTTTTCATACGTGAAGAAGGAACAGAAACGATGTCCACGTCATCTAAAGAGCTAATACCTCGTGCTACATCATTTTCACTTCGTCCTTTGATGTCAAGATCACGTTGAATTCCTTCTGCTTCTTTTAATAACTTTTTAATAGCAGGAGTTACATAAAGAATACGTCCTGTTTGTGGAACTTCAGCTTCGTCCATTTCGAACATTAACTGGTCGAATACACCTAAAATGTTTGCAACAGTAAGTGCAGTTGAATCTGCTACCTTACCTGCTCCAGTGTATTCAGCATATAATTTTGAAGCCATATATTTGTCATGTTCTGGAATCGCTTCTTCTTCATTGAATACACGAGTGATATTCGCAATAGTTACAGCCATGTTTGTTTCGTCAACGTCTACTGGATCAACTAAAGTGCTGAATTCGCGGTCATGACCTAGAGTTTTTGGTTCGAATGAGTTATCAACGCGGCGTGTGTAACCTCCGACAACATCTCGGTTAACGTCTGTATATCCACCTACTTTAATACGTGGAATCATGATTGTTTTCGCACCTGTCCATTTTACGATCTTGTTGTTTGGTGTAGAGTATAATGCACCGAATGATAAACCATTTGAAAACTTTTGAATAAGTGCCTGTTGATATTGTGAAGCATAATTTAATGTAGCCATTAATAAATCACTCCTAATTTTTGTTTTAATTAAATCTATTTAAACGCCGCAGCCCATTGTTCTGCTTCAGTCAGTGTTTTCTTTTGATGTTGACCAGTTGTAAATGTAGGTTTTGGAGTTCCTGGTGGTTCTTCCACTACACCTTTAAAATGCGGGAACTCTTCTACTACCATTTCAATAGCTTTCGTAATATCTACATCATCGCTTACCTTTGTTTTTGCTAGAGTAATAACAGCATTTAAGTTCTTTTCTTCTGTAATGCCTGATTTAATCGCAGCATTTTCTGCTTGCAAATTAAAAAGAGACTCATCTTTTTCTTGTAACTGAGTCTCAAAGGCTGTTAACTTTTCATTTGTCTTTTCTTGCTCTGTTTTCTGTGATTCTTGATGAGCATTCCAATCACTCACGGTTTGTTTCAACTGATCTAAATTCTCTACACCGAGTTTCTTTAAGAACGCTGCTTCCTGCTTTTGTTTCGCTTCATCCATCTGCTCTTGTGTAAAAGTAACTGGTGGTTGTGCAGGTGGTTCTTGATTTGTTGGCGGTGTAGTTTCTGGTGTCGCTACACTTGGATCACCTCCTTCCGGTGCAGCTGGCGGATTGTCTCCTCCTTCAGAGAAGAACTGCATTCCTTTTACTCGTAATCTAAATGGTTTTAACATTATGATTCCTCCTAAATAATTTGTTCTCGGTTATATTGACGCTTACGCTTCGTCTGATTAATAAATTCCCTCATAGCAGATTGACGTTGGGATACCTTATTCTTCGCTTCCTTAACGCCTTCTGCATCGCCTAACGCTTCCATAACCTTTACTTCCTTCTTCGCTTTTCTAATCTGCCGTTCCAGGCGTCTTTGCTGCTGACTTTGCTTGTAAATCCTGCGATTCTCTTCTACATCCGCATAAGGGAAATACCGCTGAGTTGATTGCCCTTCAATGTACGGATAACGAATATGCGAGCAATTTATACCGAATAGCCCATCAGGTTCACCATAGCTTGTACTACTTAACGGCTTATATTTAGGATGTTTACCACTCAAACTATAAATCTCCCCTTGATCTTCGAAGCATTTCGGCCTCGCTCCTGGATAACTAGACACTACGCATAAATCCACGTTGTATTCCTTCATTCGCTCATCTTGCATGCCATTTGCCACATTTTGACTCGTTGACCTTGCTACCATGCTTACATATCCCTCGACACCCCATCGTCTTCCTCTCTTATCAATCAGAGCAGGGATCCCACGTTGAGTCCATTCAGAAACAGTCTGTCTTAGCGCCTGTTGCGCCGTTATGACATCACCAAGAACTTTACCTACTGTTTTATTTAAGATGTCTAGATAAACCTGTTGAGACTGTTTGAGCATAGTAGTATTTACAAGATTAAATGTTTCTAAAGCTTGGCGCTCATAAGCATTAAGGATTCCTATTAGCGCTGCACTTGTATACATCGCTGGCGCGGCAACTAAACTTCCTGCTTGCACTGCTTCTAAATACAACGCTTCATGTTGTTCCACTGCTGTAAATCCAGCCGCTTCTAACATCTTTCGTACTTCCTCTGACGTTTTACCACTATAACGAGCAATTGTATCCATTTGTTGCTGATTTAACTTACCAAGCTTATTCAACTGGACTATGCGCCAATGCTGATACTCTGTGAAATCCTCAGCAGTTAATAGCAGTTCCATGTCATACTTAAGAATTCTGGCCATGTTTAAAAACAACTCTTCTTCAATCGCATTGTAGATATCCACTACAAACATAGAGAGTTGCTGCAATATATTAGGAGGAAGAGCCATTATCCTTCATCTCCTGGCTTAGTATTCTGTTGTTTATTGTTCATACCAAAGAAATCAACATTTTCTGGCATAACCATTTTATTCTCATTTTGGATCTCTTCTACGATTTTCTTCGCTTCTTCTTCAGAAACACCGTGTATCTTCATGATTGCTAACTTTTTAGTCGTTAAGCCATTCATAACAAGTGTAACTTGCTTATTAATCTCTGCTGTTTGGTCTTCTGCAATAGAATCATCAAAGGTAACAGTAACTTCATAGTCATCTGTACTCTCAAATTCATCGTATAGAGCAGCAATTTCGATAATGATATCAACTAAATCACGGATACCATCTTCAATAATCGTTTCGTGTGACTGCTTTGTTCTGAATGTCTTGGAATTTTCACTTACAACCTCTGTTGCAGTCTTAACTCCTTGTCCATCAAAACTAAATGCTCCAGCAGAGAAGCCAACCTGCATCGATACATAGTTTAAAAGAGCATTAATAGCAGCAGTATGTTCTTCAACGCGCAATTCAACAGATATATCTTGGATATTCTGTGCTCCATCATCGAATTTCATCGCTTCGTATACTTCGTCAGTTGAATCAAAATACCTATGCGACATACCTGTTTGTGGATCTATGACAGTTTTTATCGCTGAAGTCGGTACAATAATACGCTTCTTACCTAACACGAACTCACGCTGGAAGCTATCGAATGCGATATCAAGTGATTTCAACGTACCTAATGCATTAGCGTAGATAGAAATACCAAGTGGTGAGCTTAAATCCAAGTTATTCGCTGTATTCGACTTGAAGTAAACAAACGTCGGTTTAGATAAGTTTTCAATACGCACTTCTTCTTCCAAGTCAGGGTATAGTGTAGATAAAGAAACTTTTACACCTAAGTCTTCTTGGTTTTTACTTTCGTATAACTCGTTCTTAATTACATACTCTTTGCCTTCTACCAAGTGCCATTCGAGTAAAGTGTATTTCTTATCACCTTTAGATATTTCATTTACAAATACACCTTCAGTGATATGCTTGTTATCCCACGCAATAGGAATAAAGCAGTCTGCTGTGACATAGGAAAGCTTAATACCTTCATCCCAGTAAACCTTGATTACCATTCCACCTAATGCGAATGTGTACTCTAGGTACCTCTGAAACTCTTTAATGAAGTTATTTTCATCCAGGACATTCTTAATATTCTCTGAAAGAGCGTCATCTGAGATATTGATTGAGCACTTCTCATTAAAGATAAGAGCAGCCATTTCTTGCGAGATAACTTTCGCCATGTTTAGTGATGCCATCTTCCTACTCTTCTGCCCTTCAATCGTATGATACTTAATGTTATGCCAATCGTCATAATGACCGCTATATAACGCTTTCCACATGTCGATATGCTTGTAGGATTCCTCATTGATAGGTATCTCTTTTTTATCAGATATCTTCTTAATTCCTTTGATTAGTCCCAATTTATATAGCCACCCCCTCACTTTTGCAACGATGTTACCAAACAAGCTCTCACCGCCTTATTTTACGTATTGTTTATAGAAGTAATTGTTTGCGTATCTGCATTCATCTAGCGCATGGTTATAAGCATCTATTGGTTCACCATTATCCAAGCGGACATACATACCGATTTCTTTTAAGAAGTTATAGTGGTCGTATTCATCACACTCAACAAGTAAAAATTGTTTGTTAGTAATAGCGTTTTGTAACCGCTCAATACCAACTTCTTTACCTTTACTTGAACCTTTAATATCGCGAGCATTATTGTCAGCGGCAGTTGTTTGAATACCAATCAAGTGTAATTCTTCCCTTAGTGACTTACACGCAGGGTCGACAAACACCTCGCTATACTGCATTTCAAACTTCTTAACGCACCATTCAATGAACTGCTTAATCTCTTTGGCGTAAATGGACATTGCTTTAACTTGCCCTGTATCTTTACCACTATGATAGTAATTAGCCATACGCAACAGTCTAAATTTATCTTCATAACGAACCACAATGTTACAGCTGCATGAAGTAGCATCAGATTGACCACCATCAGCAGTAAAATACATTTCGTATCTTTGACCACGAACAGCAGGGAGTATGTTCTTTTTCATATCAAACATTGAATAGATAACACCCTGTGGCATAACCCTTCTGCCGAACCAATCTCGTTCCAGCAAGTACGGATTCTTTGAAAGAATCTCGTGTATTTCCTGCTTCCTCTTCTCGGTAAGAATCGGATTATCATCAGGAGTCCAATGAGTCCATCGTGTATTTTGTACATCAAATACTTCTGATATAACCGGATGGTTAGGAGCAGGTGGGTTTAAATCTGCTAAATGGTAACGGTCTTGTGCAGCAAAGGTACGACGGAAACATTCTTGGATCATGCCCATGTTAAGTAAGTTAATCTCACAAAACACAACACTACCAAGCGACATACCCGTTATAGCGCCGACACTGTTACTCTTTCCCGCGCCTTTGTAATAGACACGTTTAATGCCGTTTGGCGTGTGTATTTCCAAATGCGAACCACGCTCATCATGCTTAATATCGGCTAGGTTTCCAAATATATTTTGCAATCCAGTTCCATCACCATCGATAAACAGTCGGTGCGCCTGCTCTTGGTTATAAGCTACAATTAAATGGTTTGTATCTCTCGTCCACGTCAAATAATCAGCATAGCGAAAGTGCCCTGCTGTTGTTTTCCCTGAACGTGGTGTTCCTTCCAAAACATCAAAAGTGTAATTATATGGTCTATAGATAACTTCTAACTGTTTAGGGGAAAACTTAATCGCTGTTTTGCTCATATTGTTTACGCCCTTCTATTAATGCATCGAGTAATGAAGTATCTTTCTTTTGACCTTTGAGTTTCGCAGCGCGTTCTTTAGCAAAGTCAGTATCAGCTTTGATTTTCTCAATCTGTACTTTTTGCATTTCTTGTTGCATTCGGTGTCGTTCTGCTTCAATCTGATGTTTAAATGTATCTGGAACCAATTCAAAGTACTGAGCTAATTTATCCAAAGCTTTCATCTTGTCAGCAAGCTTAACGGATATCCCATCTCTACCTTGCTTCACTTCAGTAATGATTGAACCATCTACCATATCAGCCTCATATAGATCAACAAAGTTCACTATCCTTGTTTCCTCGTTACCTTCATCATCTTTAACTATTACTTCTCTTTGTCCAAAATTAAGATAGTTAGTAATATCAGCAAAAGCAATCTTAATGTACTCTTTCAACACATCCATCGCTTCCACAAATACATTTTCAACTAACTCACCTTTAAGCTCCTTTATATAGGAAGAAACTCGTTCACGTCGTAATAATCGACTACTCTGTACATGAGCGCTCTCTTTGGCATATCCGCTCTTGATTGCAGCTTGTGTACCATTGAAGTACTTCACGTAATATAAACAAAAGAGCCGTTCCTTTTCAGTCAGCTCTTCATCTTCTAAAATCTCTTTTAGTTTCTCTTTTGTTTTAGGATTTTTAACATTAGTAACGCTCCTTTTCGCAATAGTAACGTTACCATTCATTTGTTCATCCCATTTATCTTGTGATTTCCACTTTCTGATTTGCGAAGGCTTGAGATTTAACTCAGCTGCAATATCAATTAATGGTTTCTCACCTTTACTTGCTTTGTACATTTCAAACGCTTTATCACGATCTGGGCTTCTTTGCCTAGCCATATTCACCACCTCGCGGTAATTCCTTTTGTATTATATTTTAAATCCATTTATTTTAATGTATAATTATATAAAAAGTCATAACTTTTAGAATTGAGGTGACCATTATGAAAAGTTTTGGTACTTTAGCATGCTCTGCTTTCTTTTCAGCAATGGTGATGTTGTATAATGTCCAATCCTTTTATAATAAATTCACAGCAGGAAATACATATTATTGGGTAAATGGTATCCTAGCTGCTGGATTTCTTATATCCTTTATCATCGACATAAAAGATATCATCAAGAAAAACTACAAAACTTCTGAATCGAATTAAGGAGCCTATAATGGCTCCTTTTTCTATGCAAAACAAAAAAAGCAGCGGATTCGCTACTTTAAGGTTCAACTATCTCCCACGTTACTCCATGAATAATTAAGTCTCGTGGTTTCTTTTTTACTTCAGCTAATATCTGTCCTTCAGGAAATGGTTCTTTAGTTTTAGTGATACTTGTACAACCAGCTTCTTCTAATACATTGTTGATTGGATGTTCAGCATATCGATTGAACCTATTAGATACATCACATATCATTTTCACTATCATACTCTCATCCCCTTTTTCTTCCAGAATAACACAAAAAGAATCTTATTTTCCCACACCACTACCGAATGTAAACTTTTACCCATTAGTTTACATTCAAAACATTGATTTTATTGAATTCATAGCGTTTTAGCTGTTTTAACAAAAAACAATAACAAAAGTATACATTCAAATCTTTGGTTTTTAAGGGATTGCGAAACCACCCCGCATTTTGTTAACTATCTCTATTTTCGTTCGTTGAGTTGTTTGTTTTGTTAGGATTACTTATCCAACAGATAATCTACCCATTCAACTTGTTTCTTCAATTCCTCATCAGACATCTTCTCTAATCCTTTAAGAGTGTAATCTTCTCCGAACTCTTTTCCACCTTCAATGATGAATTGAATCATTTCTTCTTTGCTCATCCCTTCACCCCTTATCATCCCTTATCGATTTCAGCTACTCCATTTCCTTCTTCACTGACTCATCTCACCAATCCGATATCCGAAGTAGATCACCAATAAAGTAACAAGTGTACCTACAAGATATCCTGTAAGTCCTCCTAACCAAAACATCCCATCACTCCCTTCGCAAAATAAAATAAGACGCTAAACCGATCACGGTAGCGCCTAGAATAAATGCTATTGGTTTAATCAAAAAGCCTTTCCTCTAACCATATCTGCATTTTGTACACACTCAGCAATTTTTTTACCATCTAACAATGTAGTAATTTCAATTCGGTCAGCTTCTGATTGATTGCCATTTAACAATGCACCTACACTAGCGATAGCCTCACCTAATTCTTCAAAAGCTTTTGTACATCTTTCCGTAGCTTGTGTTAATCGTTCGATTTTCTCTTGTGCTTCACCAGTATCAACATTAACTTCAATATCTAATGTATTTCTTGGTTTCATCTGTTCTTCCATCATTCATCATCCTCCTATTCAAATGTCCATTTTATACAAAATAAAAGAGCACCCACAATTGTTAGGTGCTCTGATATATAAAGTGGTGTCACCACATACTGTAATATATGCTTGTCCTATTCAAATCGTGCATAAAAAGAGAGCATCCACATCAGTAGATGCCCGAATGTGTAGGAGTTTTCAATGAGTATCGAATAGGACCTGAGAGAGGATGTCCTACACTACAATATATGCTTGTCCATCTCAAAAGGTGCAACTAAAAGAGCTCTATAAATAGGGATAGAGCTCTTTATGTGAGTAATGGTGTATTTATGTTGACCCGATATTGTATGTCGAGAACTTCCTTATGTGCAAACGAAAGAGAGCACTCCCCCAAGTTAAGTGCTCTCTCGTAAAAATCGATGGGGTAACATGTTGGAAACCGTTCTGTATCATTATATGATGTTCAATCCTAACTATACCTAATACAACCTTTAAAGATGCTTATTATGTAATTTCCATATAACAACGAAAAAAGCAACCGTTATGGATGCTTTTAAATCTTTTCTATAACATAAACCATTGTCTTTCTTGATGGTACATGATAGGAGTAACCTTTATTTCTATGAACGTATATTTCATATTTACCCATCACTTGAAATCTTTCTGTTTCAGATTCACCGAATTTTGATACAGAATCGCATAAAATAGTTAATTCTTTTCTATTATTGCATAACAAATTAGAAATTTGTTTTTCGGTATATATTCCTCCAATCGCTAATTCTTTCAACATTTCTACGTATTGCATAATTTCCCCACCTTTCCCAATCTATTTATTCAACAAGAACCATAATTATCCTTTTGTTCAAATAAATAAGAAGCTATCACCGAAGTGACAGCTTTCCAAAGGGATAGGAGAGGAACATTCACGAAAGGGGAATTTCGAAATGAATCAATTCAAGAATAAGATTACTCTCATTCTTTTCTCGATCACCGCAATTATCATCTAAGCTACGCGCTTTACGTCAGTGGCCGAGAAAAGAGCGAAAGCTATTTATGATCTTTAGCTGTATCAACAGCTTCTCAAGAGACTAGCCTTATAAGAGCGCATTCCATCATTCTTATAAGCACGTGTGCTACTCCCTTGAGAAACAGTCGAAACCATTTCTCTTTTATATTCCGTAGACATCATTCTCAATGCATATAAAGGATTGTATCAAGTCGTGTAATTTATTCCGACGCCTTGCGTGAACCGACACAGTTTCAGGGGGACAGAGGGGATGGTCTCTGCTGTATCGGCTCAAACAAAGAGCGGAAGTTAAATCAAGAAAAATAACTTCTGCTGATACTACCGTTTAAAATCTTTTTAAACTAATATTCTTTCCTTTATCAAACAAAGAGCGGAATCGTTGCCGAGCTTTTATACTCGTTTTCTTCCTGCTTCTTCGTGTCCGATTTCGCCTAAGGCTATTTTCGTTTGATATAACACTCCACAGGCGTAAATTCGGGTACAACATTCCCTACATATCGTTACTGTCTTTCTCTTATTGACTTAATAACGATTCCCCATACTTTTTTAAATTTATAGAAGCATTCATATCTCTGTCTATTTCTAACCCGCAGTCGCATTTATATCGTCTTTCCGATAGTTTAAGAAGTCGTTTAACGGAACCGCATGTTGAACACATTTTAGATGAAGGAAAAAATCTTCCTACTTGTACAAAATCAACTCCGTACTTTTTGCATTTATACTCAATTTGTCTTTTGAATTCATATAACTTTTGTTCCCATATAAGCTTCGAAAGATGTTTGTTTTTCAACATACCACTAATATTCAAATCTTCCATAACTACCATGCAAGGTTTGGTTTTCACGATTGCGTTTGTAGTTTGATGAATATGATTTGTACGTATATTCAATAGTCTTCTATAAAGAAGTTTTATACGTCTTTCATCTTTCGTAATGTTTTTTGTCTTGATATATGTGTTTCCTTGCTTATTAGCTTCGTATTTCCTTGATACTGAACGTTGAATACGTTTAATTCTCTTTTCAAGTTTCTTAACTTTTGATGACTTATTGATATTTTTAAAAACAAGACCATTAGAACAAACAGCTAAATCCTTAATACCTACATCTATTCCGATAACGGTATTTTTTAGTTCTATGTGTGGTTGTTCCTCATCAATCCCAACCGAAAGGTACCAATATTTCCCGTCATACGTAATACGAGGATTCGAATATTTTTCTACCTTCGGAATATCTCCAACGAACATCATTCTGCCTACTCTTTCAATTGTTACCATATTTTCACTTATATTAAGCTTGTCATTCCTGTTGTAAAAAGAAACTGAAGAGCGTTTTTTACTCTTAAAACGAGGTTTTTTAGATAATCCTTTAAAAAATTTCCTATAAGATTCACAAGCTTCTTTTATTGCTCTTTTAGGTATTTGAGCAGATACATCTTTCAACCAACTGAACTCGTCGGTGTTTTTCATTTGCGTTATCATTCTCATTAATTCAGTATCTTTTATAAAACCTTTATCATCTTTGTATTTTTCTTGTTGTCTTGATAAAGTCCAGTTGTATGCCCACCTTGATACTCCTGCTGACTTAAACATGATAAATTCTTGTTCTTTTGTTGGTTTCAATCGTACCTTTTTTGCTAATATCACATTTCCCACCACCTTTATACGTAATATTTCCGTACAAATTGATTATACCGTAAAAATGACGTACAATCAATCGAGGAGGTGATATCATGTCAAACGAAAAAGATCGTGTTGAAATCCGTATGCCTAAAGTAATCCTTGATAAACTAGATGAATACCAAAAAGAAAACGGATTACCTACAAGAACAGCAGCTATTTTAGAATTATTAAGAAAAGGAATGGATAAAAAACAATCCCCATCAGATTAATTGAAAGGGGGTTGTTTTTTTGTCCTAGCTTCCTTTTATCACTAGTGAAGATTCGCAGTAATCACTAGAAAGTGTAATGTGCTCAAATAACGATGCATTATTGTTCTTATTACTTTGATTTTGAAATGTGCCGGGAACGTGATGGTCATTCAATCAAATGAACCACCCCATTCCATTTTCAAATGTAGAAATCATGAAATAGACATCTTGCAAGACGGTGGTCGTGTGCACCTCTCACTACTAATAGTATATCAGTGATTAATCAAGAGCAGTGTGTCACGAATGTGGCTTGATTGTGGCTCCTTTTCATTCTGCTACTTACTCGTCTGACATGATCATAACTATACCCTGTCTCACTAGCAATTTCTTTCAATGTTAACCCTAATACATCACGCATATATACAATCTGTTGCTTTAATCCCTTCTTCTTACCCATAACGAAACGCAATTCTCCCATCACTGACTGTTTATCCGCGATATGCTGTTGTAAGTACTGTGACTTCTCCATAATGCGATCATGGCGACCGGCAATCTCATCTAACGCTAAAGGTACTTGTCCTCCAGTAACACGCTCTGCGCTATAATCTGTCACTCCATTAAACTTAGGAGCATTCATTTCCATGTTCTTCATCAGATATTTATGCTCAATCTCTAAATCCTTCAATTGAATCTTCATCATTTCGATTTCTTCGCCTAAGTTTTGGTAAATGCCTGTCATGGTAAATCCCCCTATTTCGAATTTGTTATTTTTAATTCACATCAGGTATGTGAAATTTTAATACCTATCTTCTGAATAAGGGAACGATAACTACAATACAGCCCCCACCACACTGTTAGTCATTGTTCCGTTATCCATTAAACCGCTAATTCATCAACATATCGTAAGTAATCAACTGGCGCTCGTTCTGTCTGATCCACTAAATATCCATAAATATCAAAGTCTGCTCTTGGTATAGACTTCTTCCCATTCGGTTGATGAGACATCCTTACATAAGATTGAATAACCGATGCTGGAACCAAGAATACTGTCTTATCCTTACTAAACTCTATAAGGAAGAAACATACAGCTCCCATTTTCTCTGCCTTCTCCAAGTAATCTAATTGATGCTGTGCAATGTTCTTCAAATCAAATCGTGTAAGGCTCTCTGTGGATTTCGCTTCGAATGCAATAGCTCGTCCGTTATACACGCCGTCATAATCCACTGTACTCTTAGATTCATAGAATCCATTTACCACTCGTCCATTCTTACTTTTCAACACCTTAACAGGAGTCGGACGCTTGTTTATAAGCGCCACTCCCTCCCTTTGGTACATTTCATTAGATAGATTGATAAGCATCTCAAATGCCATTCCTCGGTTTCCTAAGCTCATTGTTATTCCTCACTTTCTATTAAAAGGATTATTTTGTTTAATTTTCCCTTAATTTACATTAATATCTATCCTAACATCTAAATATAGTTATATAATATATTCATCAAACATTAATTAGGAGTGGTTAAAATGCCAGATATAATATATCTCATTGTTTTTACCTTTTTAGCAATTTGTTCCATTTTTACTTTAATAAAAGGCCACGGAAAAATGGATTCTTGATTTCGATTGAATTCTTGTTTCTTGTAGGAATGGTATTGTTAATAAAAAATAGTTTAATTTAATTTACATAATGGATATCTTATCCCCATTTCTTATAGTGAGCAGTTAGCTTTTGCTAGCTGCTCTTTTATTTTCTTTCTCCAACCTATCTACCAATTCAACGATACTGTCGTAGTAACTCTCTTCAACAAGAAGTACCTTCCCTACACCTTCGAGATGTTTTTTCTCTCAAAGTGATTTATCTTCTTTAATATCCTGCGCTTTCATATCCATTCCCCTTTTTCTAATAAAATAGCGTTTTTGTTCAAAATAATAAGCCCTAATCATTTGGACACATTTACCAGTATTATTCCCAAAAAATTCATGCTACGGTTAATTAGTCGAGTACGTCATTACTTGACAATTACCCTTAGGAGCCCCGTAGATAAACGGGGGTTCTTTTATTTAAATAACTATTTTGTTCAAATTTTAGATAAATGTTAATATTCTTCATAAAGGAGGTCTACTGATGAAAAAGATTTTTTCAGTTATTTTCATAGCAATTTTCCTTTTAATAATTTTTTATTTTGTTGGTATTTCACTTTTTTGGAACCAGCCATAAGTTAAAATAAATAATAAATTACCACTATGATTATTTAATAAATCTTCCGTCAATACTGTAGATAGGCAATAGCCAGAACTCATTTAATGAATCCCTAACCTTTCTCCGCTCCCCACGGAGAGACAGCCGAGCAGTTAGCTTTTGCTAGCTGCTCTTTTATTTTCTTGTTCTAACTTAGCTACTGTTTCAACGATACTGTCGTAATAACTCTCTTCAACAAGAAGCACCTTACCTACACCTTCAAGATGTTTCTTTTCCCAAAGTGTTTTATCTTCTTTAATGTCCTGTGCTTTCATATCCATTCCCCTTTTCTACAAAATGAAATTTTTATTGAGTTCTTACTTATCCTTTAACCCACATAATATTTCCAATCCTGTTTATACTATAGCTGTAACTTTAGGTTACAAATCATTGCTGTAAGCGCAGCGCTTCTTTGGTACAACAGGCAGTTAGCTTTTGCTATCTGCTTTGTTGTACTTGATGAAGTTTTAATATCAATCTTCATCAAGTACCGTAACAGTTACGTAATTCCTAGCCTTCTTCCTCTTGGCCAATCTCCTTTGATAAGCTGGCGTCAAGTAAAAGTGAACTGTTTTAGGAAGTACGCCCATATGCTGAGCGCACTCCTGGATTGTCCCGATACATATGAGCGATTCACCTTTATAAACGGCATATTCCTTTAGGTTCACTATTCAACTCCCCTTTGCTCTAAAATAGCGTTTTTGTTAAAAATTCACTGTGACTCACTTCGTTTATGGTATAATCTGTATAATTGATTTCTCAAGAAAGGATAAAGTAATGAGAAAATACTTCGGTTTCATTTCAATGCTTTTAACTTCAATCTTATTTTTCAGTTCATTTTCTAGGTATGTGCACTTTGATTTTTTAACTGGTATTTTTATACTATCTATCTCCATTGTTTTAGCTATTATTGCTCCGAAAGGAGATACAGCGAAAAAAATTACTTTTGCTATGTTAATAATTTTAGGTATTTTAATTGCTTGTGCATTAATTATTGGTGCTATTATTGGCGCTGGAATGGCTGAAACACATTTGAATAATCACAATTCTCCCAAATAACGCTGCTTTTGTTAAAGTTTTATTGACTCACTTAATTTGACTGGAGCCGTATGATAAATAACTTCCTCACATTCGCCTAAAGTGTTCATGACCACATTTCTTACATATTTAATTTCCGAAACACAATTTGCGCATTCTGTTGTGGATAATGTCGGTATCGTTGCCGCTTCTTCAGGGCTCCATTTCAGATTCGTAATTCTAGAACGAAATGTGCGATATAAAATACCATTCTTTTCTGCAATCTTCCATTGTTCTGAATATCTTTCTTTCATACTTACAAACAATGGTTCTGTAATCGCTTTTTCTACAGTCCATCCTTGAATATTTATCCGCTGATAGACTGTGCTCTTACTGATTCCGTTCTTTTCAGCAATTTCATATTGATCCCATGTTGGTAATGGATTATATTCCATAGCCATTCCCCTCCTAATCAAGATTCATTATTTCCGCTAACGATCTATCTGAAATGTAAGTGTTAATAATCTCGATACGGCCGTACTTTGCCTTAGCCATCCCTATGGCTTCGCTCTCTGATTTCGCGTCAAACCAGCGGAGCTTCCATTTCTCGTCCTTGTCATAAAACTCTATTGAGTACGTTATGACGCTTGTATCACGCTGTAAGAACCGATCCGCAGTACTCTTTGCTGAGTAATCAAAACTTCCCACTACATCCTCAAGTGTTAGCTGCTTCATGCCCCTATTCCGACTTTCTCTTGCATCTGCATTTGATACGCCGTTTCTAACCGTTCCATTACTTTCTGGCGTCTTCTATCCACTTCTTCAGGTGTAACGTTTGCTGCACCGCAAATACATGGTGCGAATTGATAGCATCCGTTCCCCTGGTCGTTCCTGATTACTCCAGTTCCTTCACATGCACACATCGTTTATTCCCCCTTTAAATAACCTAATTCTTGAGCTAACTTTTGGATTGCTTCCATATCTTCTTCTGGATATCCCCAGTGAGTGCAATATAAGCCGCCATACCCATTCTTTCCGTTTGCATCGTCATCACCGAAAATGAACTCTTTAAAATCGTTAACTAGCGCCCATAACGTCCCACCGCCACTGAAGGAATACTCTTGCTTTTTATTTGGATAATTACGTCCTTTTCTCATTGCTAGTGGAATGCCTGTACCGTAATCAATGAACCATAGCGTCCTTCTATCCCAAACGAAATATGAGATTCTATTGTGTTCTTTCGAATTTAAAAAATCACGGCCACGACTAGCAATCTCTTTAATGATCTGATTTATAATTTCAATACGTTGATATTTATCTTTTTTCATCCCAATTTCCCCCTTAGAATGGTAATGCTTTTCTTCTGAAATCCTTTGTATCTTTGAAAACAATCGCTCTAAAGTTATTGAAGATACGTGATACAATCCGTTCGTCGTATGCACCTTCTAAACGCTCTCCTGTAAGGTTTGTAGTGAAGATGGTAGATTTACCTTGCCTTCCATCGAAAACATCGAATAACACCCTATTAATGAAGTTTGTTGCTTTTGTATTTGCGTCTAGCGCTCCTAATTCCGCTCCTAAGTCATCAACTATCAAGACATCTGCTCGTACTAACGTCCGTATGATTGAATCCTCAGTTAAGGAGGAAGCTTTATTGAATGTACTTTTAATCTTCCGTAGTAATTCGCCAACTGTAACGAAGACAACTGATATCCCTGCACCTGCAAGCTGATCTGCGATAGCATAAGCAAGATGTGTTTTCCCTGCTCCGCAATTCCCGGCCATGATCGTATTGAACACCTTCTCATTGAGATAATCCGTTGCGATGACCTTTGCGATTTCAAGGTTCTTCGCTCCTTCCTCGCTAGTAGGTTGATAGTTTTCAAAGTTAGCTTTCTTAATGTTGGAATCTGCAATCATACTTTGTTGATGGAATAAGAACTTCTTCTCATTCGCTTTATCCGCATCATATTTCGCCTGTTCTTGTTCCTGGAGCTTCTTACTTTCGTTTTCAAGGAAGCATCGAGGGCATACAACTTGTCCACCAAACTTCATCTTATTCATGCTGTGTATGTCGCAAACATCAGAATCCATAGTCATATTCACCTTTTTGGCTATATCTGTTGGTATTGCCAGCGCCGCTCTCTGCATTGCTCTTCGCTCCTTTTTTGCGTTGATATTCTGCTTCTAAAGCTTCCACATCACTTAAAGTCTTCATGTTATTGTTAGCCCACTGTTTTAAGATTCCCTCAGCATAATTCCATTTTTTCTGCTGTTTTAATGCTCGTTCCATAGCTGCTATAACGAGTTCTTCGCTTGTATCTTGAATCCACTGATCTATGTTATCTGCCATGAAAGAATTCAACTGGCCAATGTTATTCTCATAAAAGGAGAAGGGATTCTTACTACTACTACTTATTGTTAAATTAGTATTGTTAAGATTAGTATTGTTAGTGTTTCCCTCAGACACTACCCCTGGTTTCTCTGGGACACTACCCTGGTTTCCCTCAGACACTACTAGTTTCTGTGAAACACTAGGGGTAGGGAGAACATAATAGATATTTGATAAGTTATTCCCTTGTTCATCTTTCCTGTTAACTTTTTGAATGTACCCTTTTTCTTCTAACGACTTGATACATTGGACAATCTTCTTTCTTCCACAACCGACTTTTTCAGTTAATGTTGTTAGCGATGGGAATGCTGATTGTGTATCTCTATTTGCATGTCTCACAATCACCGCATAAGCCTTAAATTCATATACATCTAAGTCACAGTTATCTATTGCATCGTTCTCTATCATGAAAAATCCACGTCTCTTATCAATAAAATTCACTTAGTTCACCTTCTTCATCCAACATTCGTAGCTGACATTATCCACGTAGCCGATTGTTCTAAATTCATGTTTCCCTTGAAAACTTCTACAGCTTTGCTCATAAAATTTACCGTTCTTATAAACTGGCTTGATTGGTGTTAAAAAATCAAAACCTCGTTCAATTAAATCGTTTGTAGCTATTAACATTTCCTTTTTCGTTTGTCTTCTCACAGGTATTTTAAACATCAAATCACGTCCCTTTCGCATATCGCTAAGCCATCTTTAACGCTAGATACTTTGTAACCTGGATAGCGATCAAGAGTGATGTACTCAATCGCTTTCAACTTTGCTTCTTGTTCGTTTTTTGCGCCCTTCCATACCCATGAAGGAAGGACGACTTTTGTTTCTGTTTTATCTAACATGGTTTCATCTCCTTATTAAGCTGATTGTTGAGTTGCTTGGAACATCATGTTTATAGCCGCTTTTATTCGATCTTCAGTTTTATCTTGTTTACCTAGCCATTCAAGGTAACTCTTGTTTTCTTTGAAAATTTCGCGTAATTTCTTTCCTTCGTGTTTACCGAATGTAAGAACGATTTCCGCTCCCTCTGTAGCATTGGTTGGCAATGGTAAATCTTCTTTTTGTTTGTTATTCGGTTTATTTTGATTGTTATAATTACTATTTGATTGTTTAGGTATAGGCTCTTTAGCATCTGCATCATCTTCGTCAGTTGGAACGCCAAAGAATTTAAGTAAAAAGTACCTTTCTGAATACGTCAGTGCTGAACCGTACGCTTTTGAAATATCATCTTGTTGCCCAAAAAACTTCCACGGTATAGATTCTCTTTCGTCAGGTTTTTCTGCATTAATCCATTCGTAAAACCCATCACCTTCAATAACAAAATCCGTTACATCTTTACCTTTTTTACTTTTGTAACTGTATTGCCATGTTTTGTGTTCTCCCATCTTCGGCATTAGAATCACCTGATGTTCGTCCATATTTTTCTTGATTTTATGAAGAATCTGAGATCCTGTTACGTAGTTATAACCAAAGCTCTCACCGTTTTTTACAAACACATCTATGTCTTTTCTGATTGCAACTAGCTTTTGCCAGAGATTCATTCTTCGTCATCTCCTCTATTGAACTTTTTCAGAACAGCAATCGCATCTTCTATTTCAAACACCTTGCTTTCCGCTTCTTGAATGTTCTCAATTACAATTGGCCTCTTTTCTTCCAATCTTTCTAACTCTCGCTTGTATTCACTTAATCTTCTTTGTTCTACAGATAATGACTTTTCTAGTTCTTCGATTCCTGCGTTCAAAACGGAATCACCTCTTCTTGCTGACTTGCTTCATACACTCCCATAAGAGCTTTCAAACCGTATTCGTAAGCTACAACCATAGATACAGATCCAGGCTCATCGCTTTGCTTGTAGCGTTCTATTAAACTCATAAGAATTTGAATTTCCATTTCGATTTTGTTTTGTAGGCCCATCTCACTCACCTGCAACTTTCTTCATGGAATTTTCTTCAACATACTGCTTAATGCATTCGGACTCTGTATGGATTGGATCACCATCAAAATCAAGGTATCCTTCACCGAAATAGATTTCTCCCGAACAACCTTTGCAATAATCCATGAAGTCTCTTGCTGATGAGTCGTGATGATTTCCAATTAACATTGGGTTTTCAATCATTTTCTTTTCCTCCCTTTACTAGGAAAAGCCGATATGATACAATGAATGTATTAATTTCGTGATCGACTTTTCTAAAACGACCTATCTCCCAATGGGTCGTTTTTTCATATTTTAAGATGGTAACCAATCTCTAAATCTGTTAAAATTTAGTTACCGATATGTGTTACAACCGGCCTGTGCTTCTGTACGGGCTTTTTTGATGCTTTGAGCATCGAAACATCCAGAAACCGTTGTTTAGGTGGGGGGCACCAATCACTTTAGGTTTTTATGTAGTTTCTGGACATTTCGACAAGCAAAGGCCTGTCATTTTTGTAAAATTGTGGTATTATTGATTTATAAAGTTGATAATTTGACTTTACCCTTATGAGCCTTGAGCCTTCACAATCAAGGCTCGTCCCTATTTAGCTAGAGTTATATACTTGTATGTTTCCTCAACCTTATCTGCGCTGTTATGTACTTCCCTAGCTCTTAAATCCTTTATGATCCACAAGATTTTCTCTCGTTCGTATTCATCTCGCTGCTGTTTTGTCATCACTTCACATCCTTCGTCCACCGTTTGATAGGCTTGTCCAACAAAACTACTAGTGATATTAAGCTACATATCGTTAACGCCAGGATGAAAAGTGATATTGGATTGTCGTACATTTACATCGCCTCCTTACCAAGAAACTTGTTAATGAAGTAAAACTGACCTTTCCCTGTAACTTTTGGCGTGAACTTCGTTTCGAATTCGCCATTACTATTTGTTCTTATGTATTCTTGTGATTCAAACAATCCTAAATCCATTGAATACTGTGTTGGTGTGTTGTACAGGCTTCCTTTTTTCTTGCAAAGGTATCCATTTTCTCTCAACCATTCGAACAATCTGTTTTGACCTGTATCAATTCCTTTTTGCCTCATTAGATTTGCTAATTGCTTTACACTGATTAAGTTCGTTGACACTTGCACTGCTTCAGCGAATGTTACAAGTGGTTGTTGCTGCAATACTTTTCGTTCAGCTTCAATTCGTTTTGCTTGTTCTTCTTTTAAGTTAGTGAGTAGACCAATCATGAAGTCTGGATTAGTTACCGCTTGTTCCAGCGCTTGATCTGTCATGTATGCTCCGTGTTTTCTAATAGAAGGAAGTACTTCTTCAAACACCCATTTTTCAAATTGTTCCGCTTGTGTAAGTTTTGATTTGACGATTAAGCGGTATAGGTTGGGTTCGTTGATGAATTTCTTATTTTGGACACCGCTTGTAGTAGGGACCTCGTGAAACGCGACCCCCTCAGTTTTACAGTGACGCTTGATTGCCTCTGTAGCATTTGCATATCCTAGTAAATTTGCAACGTATGTTGCAGGAAAGTATTCTTTTCCATCTTTCATAAGAATTTCTAATTTGCCGAATGCATCATGTGAAAAGTTTTGTAATTGATTCATTTTTGTTCCTCCTATCATGTTAACATCAGGTTAACTAAATGTTTTAAAAAAATGACAACCTTAAGTTAACTTTGTTCTAACAGTTCATCAGTTGTCACATTATATAATGTTGATAATTTCCCTAATTTTTCTAAACTCGGTTGCCTTTTTCCTTGTTCCATATAACAATAACCACTTTTGGAACAACTGAGATGTTCAGCCACAAATTGTTGTGTATAACCGAGTGATATCCTTAATTCTTTAGCACGTTCTGCATTAAGTTTTGTCATTAGCATCACCCTTGTTTCTTTCGATGCTTTTATAATATCAATCTGTTAACTACAAGTCAACACGTTTCTATAAAAAATATCCGGAGAAAAAAACCAAGTTGTCTTAGAGTCAACTTTTCTGTTATATTTTATGTATCTGGTAATACTAAGGTATTAAAAAGGGGATCGTTATGGAGAATATAATTGGGAAAAGAATAAAAGAGATACGGATGTCGCTCGGGTATACACAGCAACAATTTGCAGATAACGTAGATATCAGTAAACCGATGGTATCTTATATCGAATCAGGGAAGAAGACTCCATCTAGAGAAACTGTTTCAAAAATATCTAATTTAGCAAATGTATCAACTGACTATATTATGGGGCTATCAGATAATAAAAATAATGAAGAATCTTCAGCATCAGATGTTATGTTAGAACTTAAGCATTATATAAATCGTATGGAAAGTTTTGATGAGGAAACGAAAGAATTCGCTATTAAGAAGATAAAAGCTTTAATTTCAGGTTTAGATATAGAAGATAATAAATAATTAGGATGATTGATAGCTACAGCTAACAATTATCCTTTTTTTTAATCATTCCCTTTTCACATTCATCTAAAAGAATGCCAATCTCCTTTAAAATCAGGATTGCTTGCTCGTCCCCTTTTTTCGCCATACCAATTAATAATTGAATTCCTTGTTTGCAGTCCTCCATTTTAAATCCCCCATCCTGTTTTTTCTTCATAATAGTTTGTGAACTATTCACAATGATTTAATTTTTGTTCAAATTAGAAAAAAACGAATTTCCCCAGAAAGCACGAAAACGAACGCGACTTCTTTTTTATGTCCATATTATACCACGAAAAACGAACGTGAGTTCTAGTTATTAATACTGTATCATTTAAATGTTTTTCTATCCCTATACATTATTTTGAACAGATATTAAAAATGTTTACCTCTTTTTATAGTTCTTTATTAATTAATCACAAAAAATTATAAAGATGAAATAAAGGCAGTAAAACGCGCATAATTTGACCAATTTACCCAGTGAGAGCCGAGGCTCTCTTTTTTTATTTCCTTTCGACAAAATGTGACAAGAAAGTCGTAACCAGATTTGTTATGCTTGGGTAAGAAATCTTACATTTGGGTACTGGAGGAAACAGAATAATGAGCAAAAAGCTATTAACAGCCTTAACATGTAGTGCTTTACTTATGGGATTAACGGCGTGTGGTTCTAATGATAAAGCGAGTACTTCTTCTAATGATTCGAAACCAAAACAAGAGGCGAAAAAGAAAGAAGAGCCAGTTACTACAACTTCATTAATTAACGAATTTAAGAAGGCTGGATTAGAAGCTGAAAATGCTACAGATCTACCACAAAAAGAATTTGGAAATATGCGTAAAGATGGCAAGCGTATCCTTACACCAAAATTAGGTGACGATAAAGGCGGCCGTGTATTCGAGTTTAGTAAAAAAGAAGATTTGGAGAAAGCGAAGAAATACTATGATGATTTAAGTAACTCAAATCAAATGTTATTCTCACATACATACGCTAAAGGGAATTTCCTTGTGCAAATGAACGGTGATATGAAAGACGAAGAGTTTAATAAATATAAAGAAGTTGTAGATAAAATAGTGAAATAATATTAGCACTCGAAAGAGTTCTTTTTATTTTCTCAATAACCAATATAGATAAATATGGTAAAATGGTAAGTGGATGGGAATTCAATATATATTATTAAAAGTAGAGTGGTTCAAGTCGGAGAAAGGCACCTTAGGGTGTCTTTTCTTTATTTCTTAAAGGGGGACCGCCAGTATTTTGGAAAAAAACCACGCTAAGAGTATGCAAGATTTTATGCAGTTTTTCAGCTAATCCAGTAACAAACGAGAACCCTAAAACCCACGTCAGGATAGGGATGTATAAAAAAATGAATATAGTCATAGAAAAAGAAAAAGGCAGATTCCTTGTAAGAGTAGGGATCCCTCTTTTCCTTGCTACCGATAATAGGACGTTATGTTAACCTTACATGAATAAAATACACATTATATTATTTGTTCTTAATATATAAATATTTACCGTATGTTGGTGGTATTCAAATCAAAAAAAGGAACATAAAAATGGCTATTATTAATCTTACACAAAGAATTTATACAACAAAATAACCAACAGGAACTAAGCAAGAATTTTGAATTGAACCTACAGGTATATCCCAACATTCAACTATTACTGTAACTTCCCACGTATATGAGCTTACATATGAATAAAATTTATCATAGTCTCTAAACCTATTTTTTCTGTGTTCTGTGAACTGAATAATTAAAGGATAGCAATTTACCATTGCTTTATTCTATTTTTATTTCAAAGTCATCCTCTCTGCTTGTAAGGAATTTAAAGCCTACACGTCTATCGTCTGGCCCAGGGGTTTCACTCCAACACCGATTAAAGTCACTAAACGGGATGTAGTTGGATGTGTCTGTTCCACCCCAATTTGTATTAGTATTTGGCACCTCAGCGTAATAAACGAAACCTTTATTTTTGGCCGAATGTTCCCACAATTGGACTCGTGTAAACCGTGGTACGAAACGCCAGCCAAGCACTCTCCACCCATTCATCCCACAGTTGTCATCCGGATGACCAAAGGCAACCTTTACGTGTAAACCGCTATTATTATAAAAGAAGACTGCCATCGTCGTCATTCCCTCCCCATTGTTACTTGGTAATTTAAAAACCGTTCAAAAATTGGAACGATTTAATGTATGATCAGGATTTTAAAATTAAACAAATTTATTGTAATTGCACATAAGCAAATTAAAGCCACCTATAATTATTCTGGGCACCATAATGTACAATAACCTTCATCATCCCTGTAATAATGGCATCCAGGAGGCGCTTTGGGGCATGGACGGTGATGATAATAAAAATAAAGATATGGTCTCATAGGGCCAGGATATGGATTTACAGGATAATAATAGGGGTTTATAGGATATTGACGATAAAACAAGTCTATCCCTCCTTATCTCATTCTTCATTACTAAGATTGTATTTCAAAGTTTATGTTCTTGTAGATTGTCTATATATAATTGGGTGATTTCAAAAAAAATAAGCAATAAGGGGTATCGCCAACATTTTGGAAAAAAACCACACTAGTCGTCCCAGTACCAGCGTTCTTGTAACCAGGGGCAAAGTAGCAATTAAGTGTAGAAAGTTAGCCTTATATGCATATATTTTGCAGTAACAAAAAGGTGTTATATGAATAATGTTACGAATTATTTTTAATACAATATTTTGTTACAATGAATTCACGGGTTATAGAATCTATTATTTTTAAGCACTTCATATAACATAAACGTTCATTTTTGTTACAAAACAAATTTACCTTGCTCCTAATTGCAGCTACGCTCGTATTGGGCCTAATTGAGAGGCCCCTATTAATCAACAAAAGACACTTATTTAAATAAGTGTCTTTTGTTGATACCGATAATGGGGTACGGAAACGATTCTGGATATGAGGGGCCACCCTGGAATTTAATTACAAATATAAAAGGAACTTTATTCAAGTTCTTTTAATCTACGATATAGAGCGGCCTGACTCACTCCTGTAATCTGACATATTTCTTTTACTGTTTTATTGGTATGCTTTCGTAATTCAATTGCATGGTTCATGCCAGGATGTTTATCCGTGTATTTCTTCACCCTTCCTCTATATATACCTTTTTGTTTTGCTAGCTTTATTCCCGCATGTTGTTTTTCTTTAATCATTTCACGATCTAACTCACTAAAGGCAGCCATGACAGTTAAGAAGAACTTGCCCGTTGGAGTTCTTGTATCAATTCCTAAATTTAAAATTGCAAAGTGAACATCCTTTTCCCGAAGTTGTTCTACTAACTGTAACAGCTGAATGGTATTTCTACCTAAACGATCCATTCTAGTTACGACTAAGGTATCCCCAGTAGTTAGTTTTGAAAGTAACGTGCCTAACTCCGGCTTTTGTTTTGTTACTCCACTAATTTTCTCTTTTATGATTTCATCTACTCCATATTTTATAAGTTGTTCAATTTGTGTATCTAAATTTTGATCTTGTGCACTTACACGCGCGTATTCATAAACCATTTTTATCCCTCTTTTTGTACGTATTTTTGATAAGTGTTATTGAGAGTCTATGAGACTAATAATATCAAGGGAATGATTTCTTCTCAATAGGGTACACCCTAATGAGAAGGTTGAATATGCAATTGTGCATTTTATTTATTTCTTATTATTTATATATATAGATTTATTTTATAATTGTAAGGTTCTAGAAATTACATATTTTGAAAGGAGATGCCTGTATGAGGAAATTTATAGGTATTATTTTATCATTGGCATTATTATGTTCTACTTACGCTCCCTCTCTTACACTTGCCACTGAAACTGCAAACAAAGTTGGGTGGGTAAAAGAAGATGGTGCCATGTATTATTATGAAAAACCGGGTGTGAAACGTACGAAACCAATTACACTTGATGGTATAGAGTATAATTTTGGTAAAGACGGGAAATTGTTTTTTGGTACGAAATGGGTTAATGATAAATCCATATATTATGAAGAGCCAGGAAAACTGAAAACAGGATGGATGAATCCTCTTGATGAATGGGAATACTTCGATAACGGTCTTCCTATTACTGGGATTTTAACGTATAAGGGTAAAAAGTTTGAATTTAATAAGTATGGTGAAATGGAAAAAGGGTGGATTACTTTACGCTCTACAATTAAAAGAGTATACCCTAAACCAGAAACAAAATTTCTTTTTGAATCGAAACCTGTAAAAGAAGGAGAAATCCTGGAAGTAGTTGGGAAACAAGGTCTTTGGTATCGAGTGAAATATCACGGGGAAATTGGGTATGTTCGAATTCTTGAATCCGTTGTAATCGATCAAACACCTGCAACTTCATTTGAACTTGTACAAGGAACAGCCATGATTTCTCATTTTCTACTTACAGGATATAAGAAAGATCCTGAGAAATTTTTCCCAGCAAATATTGATAAAGCACATCTTAAACGATTTGATAGTGACGTTAAAGCTTTTTATGATTTAGCACATGATTTTCAAAATATAAAATCTTCTATTCTATTAGATAATAAAACTAGTTGGGTACAAGAAAACGGAAAATGGTATTATTATCAAAAAAACGGAAATCGAGTAACGGGTTCCCAAACCATTGATGATAAACAATACTATTTTGGATCAGATGGCGCTATGCAAACTGGTTGGGTCAACTTTGGGGGGACAAAAAAATACTATAGCCCTTCAGGTGTTATGCAAGTTGGAATACAATACATTGATGGAAAGATGTACTATTTTAATGAAGGTGGACAATTATCAACAGGCATACACTTTATTAATGGAAAACCCTATTATTTTGATACTTCACATGAATCCAAAAGTGGTTGGATGAAAAATGAATATGATTGGTACCTATTACATCCATCTGGTGCTTTGCAAACAAAGGACTTTACATATAAAGATAAAAAGTTTTCATTTAACGAAGATGGAGAAATGGTAAAAGGATGGATAGTACTTGAATCTCTTGTGAAAAAAGTATATCCAGAACCAGATTTAAAACATGTATTACGAGCAAAACGTGTACAAAGTGGAGAAATTATAGAAGTAACAGGAAAAATTGGTCCTTGGTATGAAGTAAATTATCATGAGGAAAAGGGATATGTCCGTATTCATGACGCAATTATTTTCGATCAAGAAGCAAAAAATCCACTTACATTGTTAGATGGTAAGTTAAAAATATTTGAAGGTGTATTCAATTATTTAAAGAGTGACGAAACACTAGTTAATGACACGTTCAAAGTATTAGAGGATTTAGATCATAACATAACTGATTCTATTGAAACTTGGAATAATATATCTAAAGAAATAGACCATGCAAAGCAAGATACAAAAGAGAAAATAAGAATTGTAAAAGAAGCGCATGACAAATTACAAGAATTAGTCAATGCAATGAAAGGAGACATAAAAAATTTAACTACTTCCCAAAGAAAAGAACTTGTTAAATTATTTGGAGTACCTGGGAGAGATTATAGTAAGTTTATCCAATATGGGAAAGAGTGGATGGATTTTGGTGCAGATGTATATGTATCTGTACTGCAACAATATTTATTTATGTATCAAGCATATGCGGAATATTATAGAGTTTTAGATATATATGCAACGGAAACAGCAGATTTCTTAAAATATATAGCAGATGCATCTGTGGAACTTGAAAAGAATCATCGTAAGCTAGCTGAGGGTTTTTCTGGTGTAGTTAAGGATTTAGGACCAGTTGTAAATAGCTCAATTCGTTGGAAACATTCGATAGATGAAGCGAAACCTAAGATGGAGGAGTTAGCTCAAAAAACCAGAGAAACTGTACCTGTAATAGCTGGGAATCTTCAAACGCTTCAAGAAAAAGTACCTGGATTTTACACAGATGTAAATATGGGATTAGATCTTGCAAATACCTTTATGGATTCCGCTAATAAGTTAGCAAGTCATAAGGTCGACATTCCAGCAGCAGCAAGAAATATTGGAAACATTGATTTAAGTAATAGTTTACGAGATTTTGGTGTTTCACCAGAAAAGATTAATGAGTATATAGCTGAACAAAACAAAACAAATACTATCATGAACACTACATTGGATATTATGCCTATTCTTAATGTACCTAAAGAAGCGATTCAAATGTACCAAGGAAAAGAGATGGGTACAGAACGAAAATATGATCCTTCTGATTATGCAATGGGTGTCTTAAGTGTTGCGACAGGTGGAACAGTTAAAACACTTGGTAAAGTAGTCGGAACAGTTGCTGATCTTGAGAAGAAAGCGAAAAACCTTGAAAAAGCAACACAAGGTACTTCAGGTATTGGGTGGAGTATGCCAAGAGGTGGGGGAGTTATCAATGGTCGTAAGTATTCTGAGCATGCTTTAGAAAGAATGGCTCCTGATACTGTAGAAATTAGAGCGGAACTTAATACAAGGGCGCGTGAAATGGCTGCTAAAAAAGGATATAAACCAGGAACAGCAGAATACGAAGCTCTATTTGCTAAAATTGATCCTCGTGGCATGACCCCTAATGTAGTTGAGGATATTATCAAAAACGGTTCCCGTTCACCAGGTGGTAAACCTGGTACATGGAAGTATAGTAGGGAAGATGGTTATGTTATTATTAATGATAAAGGGGATGTTGTTACAGTTGTTCCCGCAAAGAAAAAATAAAAACAATTATCCGGGATTAATACAGATGTAACATACTAGTACAAAGGGTAGGTTAAAAACATTGGATATTAAATATGATGAGTACGAGTTATTAGAGCTATTTGAGAGTGAACCAGAAGATTTTTTAATTGAAGGCGCATGCGTATATCTTTATAGAAGAATCGACCACTTAGGATTTAAGTTAATAATGATTATGTCAGTTTATGAAAATACAGTTAAATTAAGTTTATCTTATAATGAAGGATGTTTATTTGATGTTAGTATGGAGTCTGTGGAACGGGTCTATTCTCGCAATGATACGCTTCATATTCAATGTACAGAAGAAAAAAAAGCTATTGAAGTGAGATTTAAGCCTCATTTTGCAATTAATATTAGAGAATTCTAATCACAAAACCGTAGGACTTATCAATTCCTACGGTTTTTATTATTTAATATTTTTCCAAAGTGGCCCCTCATACTCTGAATCGTTTCCGTACCCCATAATGAGACGTTATGTTAACCTCACATGAATATCCTATACATCCAAAAATCCAAATAAATTAGTTCTTACAAATGTTACAATAAAGAAAAATAGTATTAAAAAAATAAAAATCAAGTACCTATAATTTAGGGAGTGAAGTTATGGCAAGTGTTCACGATAATACAATTATTTCGTACCAAGTTAATCTTGAAAAAGAAGAAATTCGTATGCACACGCTTACGGAATCAGAAAGGAATGTATATATAGTTTTTTCGGGTGTCCTAGCACACTTTTTTGAAACTCATCTAAGTCATAGCATTATTTTTAATATAGACGAAGATCCACTTCTAAATTTTTTTAAAGAAAATAAGAAATTATTAGAGGAACAAAAACCTCATTGTTGGCCAATACCTTATAAGGATATTAAAGAATTAGAAAAAACATTGGTAAAGGAGAATTATATTTATTACAACATTTGTGCATCTTATGGTCTAACTGGTTGGGTGTTAGCTAAGAAACTTGAAATATTAGAATCTAATTAAGTTAATAGTGGGGTACAGCCGAGATACGTGTAATTTTGAGTATTAGGCTTACTTTTATTTCCAAACAAAACCTATTGAACGTATAACTAGGTTTTATTACGTCTATTTACAATAAAGATTCTGTCTTTGTCTATTATGGGTTAACCCTAATCATCCATTGGTTAGTTACTGAAAACACTTTGTTTCAATTGTGTGATTAGGGTGTATGATAATAAGTTTAAAAATGAAAGATTAGACATACGAAGGATTTTTATAAAAAAATCATAGATAAAAAACCCGATTTTAAATCGAGTTGGAAATAAAAATAAGCCTATGACCTATTTTTACACGTATCTCGGCTGTACCCCATATTCCTATAACTATACTAATAGTATGAAAACTTTAGGTGAAACTTTAAAAAAACTTAGGAAAAGTCGTTCGCTTAGACAAGCTGATTTGGCTCATGAACTAAACCTTAGTCGTAGCCAAATTAACAACTATGAAAATGGCTTTTCTGAACCAGACCTTACAACCTTATTTCGTCTCTCCTCCTTCTTTAACGTGTCGTTAGATGCGCTTATCGGGCGCACTGATGCTACTGATGATGAAAGACTACATAATACTCTGATTGGCGTTCAAAAAACGTATGCGGCGTTATCTGAAAGCCAAAGAAAGAATTTTTGCAAACAACTCGATCATTATGTGAGATTTTTGGGTGAATGCGATGATCTGTTGTGATTTGATTTCATTTTAGAAGAAATCTTTTCCAATATCCATCGGTAAAATTTTACATAGTATTACCAATTATACCATTTTTTTATTTGAGAGCTTTGGCTCTCTTTTTTTATTTCGTTCGACGAAATCTGACAGAATAGTTGTAACTGAATCTGTTATGATAGTTTCGGAAATCTTACATTTTACATAATTGGAGGAAACAAAATGTATAAAAAAATGGGTACACTAGCTATATCTGGAGCACTTGCTTTTAGTTTATCTGCATGTGGAGAAACAGAAGAAACTGCAAAAAAGGTATCGAATGATACTAAAACAGAACAAACAACTGAAAAGAAAGAAGAGAAAAAAGAATTTAAAGTTGGCGAAACAATTAAACTTGGAGACCACAAATTAACTGTTACAAATGTTGAAAAGTCTCCAGGTGGGGAATTCGATAAACCTAAAGAAGGTCATGAATTTTTAATCGCTAATGTAACTATAGAAAATGGTGGTAAGGAAGAAATAAGTTATAACCCTTTCGATTTTAGCTTACAAAACAGTCAAGGTAATATTGTAGATCAAGCGTTCACTACGGTTAACCAAGATACTGTATTGAATTCTGGGAAACTTGCACCAAGCGGAAAAATTTCTGGAACTATCGCTTTCGAATCAAAACAAGGAGATCCTAAACTTCAATTAATTTTCAAACCAAATTTCTTATCCAAAAAAGAAATTCGAGTAAATCTTCAATAACATTTTAGAAATGGAGTTATAATTATGAAACGAACAACTGAATTTGTATTAGGACTAATCGGAGGTATTTTCGGTATCCTATGTGCATTCCTTGTTATATTTTTTGGCGGTCTTGGATCTGCTTTTGAAGCTGATGGGGCAAATCAATTGATGACTCAAGGGTGGATTGCTGTTTTATTATCTATTTTAGGAATTGTCGGAAGTGTAATTGTTAAAGGTAAAGTCAAAATTGGTGGGGCTATGATGACAGTCGCTGCAATTGGTGGATTTATCTGCATTTCAGCATTTTATATCTTACCAGGAGTTTTATTATTAATTGGTGGACTTATGGGGCTTTTACGCAAAGATAAAACTGCTGCATCTGTATAATATCAGCACTCGAAAGGGTGCTTTTCATTTTCTCAATAACCAATATAGATAAATATGGTAAAATGGTTGTTGGATGGGAATTCAATATATATTATTAACAGTAGAGTGGTTCAAGTCGGAGGAAGGCACCTTAGGGTGTCTTTTCTTTATTTCTGAACGGACCTGCTCAATTAATCCGTAAAAACATAAAGTAAAGTGAATCCGTTAAAACACATGAGTGACCCCTTGTTTTCCCCTCTTATCAAAAGGAGGAACTATTATGGGCTTTGGTGGTAGTTGTGGCCACGGTTTTGCTGGAGGATTTGCTTTACTCGTTGTCCTCTTTATATTATTAATCATAGTTGGAGCTGCTTGCTTCTGCTAAAAAAACTATAAGAAAAGACACTTCATATAGTGTCTTTTCTTTATGAAAAAATCCCCACACATTGTGCAGGGACTAGGAGCAAACTGTTCGGTTGGATGAACAACTTCATCATAATAGATCCATCCCCCACTAGCAAAACCGTAAAATTCTAATTTCCCCCTAATAAAGTTCAATTATGATATATAATTTCACATACTATATCTGATTGATAAAACCAATTTCGGAAATAGGGCATATTCTAACCATTAATCCCCATATCCTCTAACTAAGTTAGTAATAATCCTTTACTTCCTCCTCTATCTTAGCTAGTAGGATATTAAAGTAATATTCTATCTTATATTTTTCATCTTTTATTAGTAATTTGTATTGACTGTAGGTTTTCACGGTTTTTATCATGCTGCAGCGAAGTTAGGAAAACGGCTGGTTGGCAGATTTATCCCCTATGCTGAATGACTACAAAAAGTAATCGATCAGTATAGAAAGGATAAGTGCCTTCGGTTAATGCCATGCCTTGCTTTGTCAGTGTTCCGTATGTATAGACCCTGTTCACTCAGCAATCTTCATCGCATACATCCTTTTTCTATGGCTTGTCCTTGTAATATCGTCCCTACACGACAAACTGAATGTACTCCCTAGCACCGTAATGCTAACGATAACCACCCGAACCTTTTAGAGAATCGTCCCTGGGCAAGTTCTCGCCCTCCCTCACCAGATGAACAGGAATCCAATGAGGGGTGCTGTTTTTGTAGGCGTATACTCTGTACCCCCTGCACGACCAACAGCTAGCCACACCGCAACACGTTCCCGCTAAATGTATGGCAGCACGGAATTACGGCTTATCAGTTTTTATTTACGTGGTATCAGGCAATTCCACGCGAACAAAAAACAAAAAGGCATCTCCAATTCCTAAATGACCTGTACATTCACAAGACTTCTAGGTTTAGAGATGCCCGTTATATATATCTTTTGGACTACAAAATAATCAAACTAGTATTTACTAGTTGATATTTATCCAAACAATAGATAAAATGGGTATATCAAAGAAGCCTCGTGAAAAGGCATAATTGTTTAAGGATAGTGGTGGTACACTACTTAAACGTTAACACTGTCGGTTAATACAGTTTATTTCTAGTCAAGTGGTGGTACACTTGCTAGGACAAGTCATTCCCATTAACGGTTGGTAGCCATTGGAATATGGGAGTGGCTTTTTGTTTTGTGTTCATATTCAATTGTTTTATCGATCTTCATTTATGTAAAATATCAAATTGTGTTTTGTTTTGTAGAATGATGCTTGTTGTTTATTACGTTACAACAAGCTTTTTTCTTTGTAAATACCTCTATGAGCCTGTTACATTCCCCTCTATATAAAATTCTAATTTCATTTTTATACTTTTATAAATTTATACTTTTATAAAAAACTAGTTTTTTAAAAAGATAACGATTATTTTTTATACTTTATAATTTATAAAAGTATAAAAGTATATTTTTATAAAAAATACGCTAATAAAGATTGATAATATAACATTTTGAAAATAGGTTTTAAAAACTACCATCCATTTAAAGTTTAATTTTAAACTTTTTATAAAAGTATAAAATTATAAATTTATACTTTACCGTAGGTTTGTTGTGTTATAAAATCAAATTATAAATTTATAAAAGTATAAAAAAACTTTTTTTTACGAGGTGACGGAAAATGTGCAAGGTTATCACAACTGGGAACTTCAAAGGTGGAGTTGGAAAAACTACCAACGCTGTAATGTTGGCTTATACATTCGCAAAACAAGGAAAGAAAACTCTATTAGTAGATTTAGATCCACAAGCAAATGCAACTGATTTACTATTTAACACAATGAAAAAAATATATTCAATCGAACCGGAATTCAAAAGAACATTAGCTATGGCTCTTATAGATGCAAACTTACAAAGTGCACTGATTAATGCGCTACCTAATCTAGACTTGCTTCCTTCTTACGAGGATTTACAAACATATGAGAAATTCCTGTTCAGAAATTTTGAGGATGACTTCTCACAAGATACATATTTCGCAAAACAGTTAAGTACAATCAAAGAAAATTATGATTACATTTTTATTGATGTACCACCACAATTAAATAAATTTGCAGACAGTGCATTAGTTGCTAGTGACTATGTTATGGTCATTTTACAAACACAAGAAAGATCATTAAAAGGTGCTCAGAAATACATTGAACATGTATTTTCGTTAGCGGATGATTACAATTTACCATTAGAAATTATTGGGGCATTACCTGTACTAATGCAAAACGGTAATGAAATTGACAAGGATATCCTTCAAGAAGCCGAAGAAATTTTTGGTAAAGCCAATGTGTTCAGCAATATCATTAAACAGATGGCACGTTTAAAGAGATTCGACAGAACAGGAATCACTTACAATTTGAAAGATGTACATGATAAAAACGTTCATAATGTATACCAAAATATCGCAGATGAAGTTGAAAAAAGAATCGAGATTTTGGAAGGAATGACAACAGTAAATGGATAACAAATTGAATATAGATAAAGAACAACTTGGTATGAGAAGAAAGAAAACCGAAGGATCAGTAACGATTACACCAGAAAGTAAAGAAAAGCAGGAACGTAGTTTTCCTGAAGATGATAAGCTCTTCGAAAAGCCCAAGAGAAAACTTACTACGAAAGAGTTACCGAAATCTTTCCGCGTCTCATTAGAAACACACACAGCAATATCCACACTCGCTACAATTGAAGATATGAAAATTTATGAAGTGATAAATATGTTAATTGAAGAAAAAGTTGCTTCATTACCTACGCCAAAACAAAAGTTAGTAAAAAACGCTGTAAAACAAGTACTTGAAGTGAAGAAAAGTCGAGAATAGGAATGAAGTTAAACTTTATTCCTATCTAAATAAACGCATTTATACTTTTATAAAAGTATAAATTTATAAAAGTATAAAATTATAAATAAACAAAAAAGAAGATAAGCGTAATGCTTGTCTTTTTTATTTATTATCAAAAGTTTTTAGGGAGGATTGTAGATTCTTAGCGAGAATGTTGCAATAGGAACGAAAGGGGGAACAGATATAAATGGATCAGGAACAGTGGAACGGGAATCGCGACTCATTAGAAAAATCTTATTGGACAAAGGAAGTTGCTGAGACTCTCGGTATAAGTGATAGCTATTTACGTAAATGGTGTTTGGAACTTGAGAAGAACGGATACAAATTTATCAAAGTCAAGGACGGGAAGAACAGAGAGAATCGAGCTTTCACGGAACATGACTTGATTGCATTACGGAAGTTTCAATCACTTATCGGGAACGCAGGAACGACACGTTCTATGGCCGCTAAAGTCATTGCTGAAGAATACAGTTCAGAAGATAGGAACGGCGGAACGGGGACTGTTCCTGCACCTCTTATTAGAGATAATGATCGTGAGAAAGCTTTAGAGGAACTGAAAAAACTTGCCTTTAATGATTGGAAAGACGAATTAAAATTAGAGCTTAGAGAAGAGATTAAACAAGAGCTTAAAGAAGAAATACAACAGCATATGAAAGAGGCAATGCAATCAGCAGAGGAACGTCTTGGTGAACGTTTAAAGAGCCATGACGAACTACTCATGCAAACGATTCGCGAACAACAAGAGACTAAAAAGATGTTAGCTGCTGCACAGGAGAAGAAGAAATGGTGGAAATTCTGGATTAAATAGAATTGCTACTGTTTCTATTTTTTTCTACTTATCATCACACATGTAGTGACCTCTTTGAAAAGAGATGATTATTATAAGCCCCGCATATGCAGGGCTTTTTTTATATGGCTTTTGCAATCTCAACAAGCAGTCGCATAAACAGTGGTATCATTTGGACTACAATATAGCCAATCCCTGCCCTTGAAATTAAACTGAATCCACGCTCCTGACTACCTACCATAATGAACAAACCACCACATAAAGCCACTACAGAAGCTATAGGATAAGACACAGCTTTGATTAAAAAGATAACTGGCTCAAATGCATTAACAATTCGGTTGTAGAGTTGACCATCTATATAGTTCTTAATTTTCCCATCACTTGATTGAACATCTTTAAAAACTTCGCTTGAGTCCACATCTGAGCCTGCTGCGAAACAATGGGTAATATCTATAAAGTTACTGAATATAATAGCACTACCGATTACTAATGATACACGCACTGCGACAGGTGCGTATTTTTTTGCTTTCTTTTTGAACAAACTCCACTTTTTCTTCGCTCCATAATTCCCGCTCATAAAGTCCTTTATGCTCATCGTCTCAGTTGTCATGTGGACCATCTCCCTATTTTTAATGGAAATCTGTAACGGTAAATATGTTGCAATCCAATCCTTCGCAAAGCTTCTGGACTTGCTTCCTGCGGTATTCAGTACATGTATACCAAATAAATCGAGGCGGCTTATCAAATACTTTGCAATCAATTAACTTTCTGTATTTTTGCATCTTCACACGATTTGCACTCATCTTCTGCTCATGATCTATCTCAACGATGTGATATCGACCACCGACATTAAACAAAGCATCTGCAATTATAGAAACAACACCTTTCACATTCATTTTCACTTCCTGTTTCCATGTACCAGGACATTCGTAAGCAATGTAGATATCATTACGCATAATGTAATGTCGGAATTGATTAGAGCGTTTAAGAATCTTTTTACAACCAATGCGCTCACGACCTTCTTTATTGAGATAATAAACGTTTTCTGAGTCTCTGAAGCTAGATACATATTCTGAAAGCTCCTTCATAACACGAGATGCATTTCTGTCTCCGCCTAAATCATGAAGCACCTGAATTTGTTTTCTAGTTAAGAATCCCAATCTCTTCAAGCTCGAGAGAATATTGTCCGTTCTTGTTTCCTTCATGGCTAGTTTTTGCATCTTCATGCTCCTTTCTCGCTCTAATATTGATGTGAGGCTTTATGATGTTATCTATTTGCTTATTATCGATGTACACGGTTTGTAGGACTGTCTTTTCATTAGTTTGATATATAGCCCTTCCTTTAATATTGGGAAGATTCTCCGCACCGCCTTCATCCAGTACAGCGCGGCTTCCTACTTCCGTTTGTAGTCTAAAACAAACACGAGCACCTATGTTTTGGCGTAGTTGCGATGGTAAAGCTTGATTCGTTGGATATTGAGTCGCATAAAGCAATCTAAAACCTGCTGCTCTTCCTCTTCTTCCAATATCAACAATAATATCCTGGCATTCAGGATAAATAGATAAATCCGCTGCTTCATCAACAATGACAAAATATCGTACTGGATCTCCTGCTTCTTTTATATCTTCGTATCCGTTTTCTAGTAAGTATTCGTTTCTATCATTCAGTTTCTTTTGTAATTCTCTTAGAGTCTCAAGGGCTTCTACAGGGTTTTTCGCAATTGATTCGACTTGATTTAAGAATTTATATCGGTTAAAAGATAGACCACCTTTCAAATCAATAAGGAATAGCTTTGCATTATCAGGTTGATTGCGAATAAGGGATGTTATGATGAGTTTGAGTACATTCGATTTACCCATATCGGTCATCCCTGCTGAAATCATGTGAGCGATCCTATCGAAATCGTGTTTTATTAAACCAGCTCGAGTAAATCCAATTGGGACTTCCCATCCTCTGCATTGCCTCATCATATCCTCTTCGAATTTAACGAAATCAGGAATTCCTTTCTCATAGACTCGTATTTTTAATAATCCGTCATAAGACAGCTCTATTTCCTTTCTAACGCATTTCTTCTTGTTTATGATGTTTTGTATTTGTTTTAAGATATCTTTTCGCAGACGAAGAGATTTGAAGTCTGACAGCTTGAAATCGTAAACCTTGCTTTTGTGATTTAATCCGTCCTCTAAATGCTGTATCTTTTGTTCGAAATCGGAGAAGCTAAGACCCAAGGGAATCCGGTACGCATATTCCGTACCCCACTCATTTCTCGTTTTACGAAGCAACTGTATTGTCCTAGTTTCTTTCCCTTCTTTCACTCTCAAACCACAATTAGCACAAATACGTTGTATCTTAGATGCATCGTTTGTTGCTCCTTTTTGATGCATTTTTGATAAAAGAATTACACTACCAACTGCTGCGGAACTAACTAACTCGAATATCAAAGGTTTGCACCACCTCTCATCATGTATTCTGGAAGAATAGTCCCTGAAGATTAGAAGAGATAAAAGTGACTATGAATCATTGGAAATAGTAATTTCGTAATGTCTGAAGTATCATTCTGTGAAAGAATTCTATTTGGAATAGGTGAAACGAAGTTTTAAAAGACTATCAAATTGGAACGGTGAATCGTAATTTGTTTGGTATGGTAAAAGGTATTCTGTATTGCTTGAACAATATTCACCATTTTTAGGGGTTTATTTTTAGTGAAAATAGGACATTACTAGGGACAACAGATTTCTTAAGGAGTGAAAGAAGTGTGGGGTCTTGGTAAAAAACGCACAAAAATGGGGAAGTTTTTAGATAAACATGGTATTGAACAAGAGTGGTTAATAAGAAAGTCTGGTCTTGGAAGAAATACTGTAGGTGATTTAGCTAATAATCCAGATAGGTCGCCAACAAGGAAGACAATGCAAAAAATATTGAAGGTACTTCGAGAGTTCGACCCAAGAATTAAAGCCGATGACTTTTGGGATATGTAATCAGAATTATCAAAAGGTGGTCCCTAACAAAAGGGAGCAGATTATTTTGTGCTAAAATCAAACTGAAAGATAATTCTGATAAGGAGTGATTAAAATTATTGGAAAAGATTTTGCGGCTCAATTAAGAGAATGGGGATACGATGCAAGTTCAGAAGTTAATGAGCTTACAAATGAAGTTGTCTACATAATCGAAGGGGAAGTTATCAGTTCTAATGATATTTATAAAAGTAAATATGCAAGTTTACTGAGAAGATATACTATGTTACAGGAGACACAATCTCCAAATTCATAACGATTATTGAATATAGCTTCGTAACAAACGGGGCTATTTTTATGCAAAAAAACCACCCCGAAGGATGGCAGGATTATCAATAATCCTCAAAGACAGAAAATTGAGTGTATCCAGAAACGGTATAACTATAAGGTTCTGTAATATCCAACCGATATGTGCCGGGAATCATATTTGTCCAAGTAGCACCGTCAAATCCACCACCAACATCGCGTAATGCTTTAGGGCTAGTGCAGTTACTTGTAGAAGAGGCATTACATAGACGTGCTTTAAGGTCGCTTATATTAAGGCGAAGCCCCGCAGGATTTGTCCATAGATCCCCTCGAGAAGTATCAATTGCTAGTAACACCTTATTCCCATATGTTTTTACAGTGACAGTTCCATCCCACTGTCCATCATTCGTAGAAAAATAATAACCAGCGGCACTCGCTGATCCACTAAATCCAAACAACATACCAATTGACAACACCAAAGATCCTATAACAGATAACACTTTCTTCATGAGAATCCCTCCTCTAGGTATTAACATACCTAAGTATTCTATAAACGAATAAATGAAATTATAATTTTTCCCTATAATTCTAATAGACGGAATATTAAAACGAATAATCTATTAAGATTTTTCAATTTCCTTACGTTTTGGATGTAGCTTCTCTCAAACGAGCAGGACTTTTTTTATAATTTTTGTAAGGTTTATGTAAGGTAAACGAAAGTTTAGAGAAAGAGTGGTGTTATAAGATTGGCTTGTGTTAAAAAAATGGAGGTGTTTTAAAAGTGAAAAAAGTATTAAAAAGCGTAACGGTTACATCACTAGTTTTAAGCGGCGGCTTCCTTTTTGGTTTTAGCGAACAAACAAGTGCTGCTAGTCCTCAATCAAATAAGGCTGAGGTTTCTATCGAAAATAGAGGTATAGCATCATATGAATTTTCCTTCTATGACTTAAGCGACCTGAGGGGAACGAAATTTTTCACCCTAACTCCTGGTAGTACAAAAAATTTTTTAGGGGATGATGACATATCATCTATAAAAATGCCTCCATCCTCTTCTATCACTCTCTACAGTGATCTAGATTACGAAGGAAAGAAGATAACGATTAGGAATACAGATGATTCAGATTACTTAACTGTTAATTTAGACGAGTACTATATTGATGGAACTAATAAGACATGGAATAATAGAGTTGGATCATTAAAAACAAAACGCATATAAAAATAAAAGCTTTCTTCATTGTTAAATCTAAATTCAAAGATGCATTTTATCAAAAAAATACAAAACAAGCTGACTCTTAAACACAGAGTTGGCTTGTTTTTACTTCACATATACAAAGGCCTCGTTTGCAGTAATATAGTATGTCTGTACTTTGTATTGTGGCGAATCGTTCACTGTTACTTTCTCATTCTTTCTTTACTTTTCCAAACACCTTTTTGAAATGAAAATAATTCCAAACCATGATTTCTTTTAAAATTTATCTTTAAAATACCATCTTGGTAATTGAAATATCCATTGGACAACTTCTGCATTAATAGCTCGCTTTATTAGAGGGAATTTTCTGAAATTTCAAAACTAATCATACATCGCTTGACCTAACTATATAGTTGAAAAGAAATGCGCATCAACAAAGATAAAATAATAGGGAGGAATTTTCTATTGAAAAGTAAAATTGGTGTTTTTTTACTTGTGTTATCTTTGGTTTTTGGTTGCATCCTTTATAACCCCTCTGTATCGAATGCAGACTCCTTATCCAAGGAATATGTTCCGAACCAAATTATTGTAAAATTTAAAGACAATACGTCTCTTAGTAAAACTCAAGAATTTCATAAATCAGTAGGAGCTGACGTTGTATCAAAAGATGATGTCTTGAAGTTTGAAGTTATTAAATTTACTAAAGGTACTGTCAAAGATAAAATAAAAATTTATAAGAATAATCCTGATGTAGAATATGCAGAGCCAAACTATTATTTTCATGCATTTTGGACTCCTAATGATCCCTATTTTAGTAATCAATATGGGCTACTAAAAATTCAAGCACCTCAGGCATGGGATGCACAGAGAAGTGCTCCCGCTGTCAAAATCGCTATTGTCGATACCGGTGTACAAGGTAATCATCCTGATTTATCCTCTAAAGTTATATACGGCCACGATTATGTAGATAATGATAGTCAATCAGATGACGGAAATGGTCATGGTACACACTGTGCGGGTATTGCAGGTGCTCTTACAAACAATAATATTGGAATTGCAGGAGTTGCTCCACAATCCTCTATATATGCAGTCCGAGTACTTGATAGTCAAGGAAGTGGGACTCTTGATGCTGTAGCAAAAGGTATCAGAGAATCTGCCGATGCTGGAGCAAAAGTCATTAGCTTAAGTTTAGGAGCTTCTAGTGGAGGAACTGCATTACAACAAGCCATTCAATACGCTTGGAATAAAGGCGCTGTGATAGTTGCAGCTGCAGGGAATGATGGAAATACAAGACCAAATTATCCTGCTTATTACACTGAAGTAATTGCAGTTGCATCTACAGATCAAAATGACCAAAAATCTTATTTCTCAAATTATGGAAGTTGGGTGGATGTAGCAGCTCCTGGTTCAAGTATCTACTCTACGTATAAAGGCAGCACGTACCGATCATTAAGTGGTACATCTATGGCAACCCCACAGGTGGCAGGAGTTGCAGGGTTATTAGCAAATCAAGGCTACACTAACGTACAAATTCGTCAAATTATTGAAGCCACATCTGATAAAATCTCCGGAACAGGAACTTATTGGAAGAATGGTAGAGTGAATGCAAATAAAGCTGTACAGTATGGAACTATGTTAAATGAGAATAAAGCTTCATAAATAAAAAAAGCCGACTCATAGTGAAGTGCCCCTCAATTATTAGACACAATTAACAATTGGAAGTGCATTTCACATAGGAATCGGCTTTTTTATTTTACTTGTACATAATACGGACTAGCTGTAATGTAATATACATTATCTCTGCCGTTTTGCACTTTATACTGTGGTGAACCATTTACAGTTACTTTTGCATCAATTGTAAATACTATATCCACCTCTACTATTCAAACCATATTTAATCTCTTTATCTATTATTTCATTCCTGGAAAAGTCCTTTCTCTCATTATGAACTCTCCCCCATCAATTGAAGACTGTAAAAAAACACACATGTTATAAAAAGGAAGATATAATCAACATCCCGGACATTATCCAGAAGATATTGAGGGTTACAAGAAAAAAGGCAAAAAATAAGAAACTAAAGGTGTGAAAAGTTTTGAGTAATGCGACTAAAAGTCGAATGGAAATTTTGAAAATGAAAGCAAAAAGAAACGCTAGTAGAAAGGAACTTATAAACGAACTTTCTAATATTATTACCGTTTCTATGGACTCATTTATGGATGCAGAATCTAATGATTTACTTTGTAAAGAATTATTTAATAAGCTAGAACAAAATTCAAATATAAAAAATTTTGGTAGTACTGATTATAAAGAAAATGGGAAACTATCAATAGCACTGTTAAAAGAAACAGCTAAAAGTATTAAATTTCCAGTTAATCAAGGAAGACTCTTTTTCTCTAGAGGTGGTAAAATTGAAGCAGTTAAGCTGAACATATCTGAAGTATTTGATAATTTAGAAGAGTTATCAACCATTTCAAGATTTCTAACTGGGTATGCTGATTTTGTATTTGTTGGTGATGATTTAGAATTCGGTGTATGTATTGAGAGAACGGAATATTATTATGAATTTAGTATGTGGGGAATAACAACAGTTTAAAATACGAAAGTAAATAAGGCCGCCTCTATTTGAGAGCGGTCCTACTTATTATTTTACATATACCAATGTATTATAATAAAAAAGAACGAATGTTTTATGACCTAGAGCAGGCTCTAGTAGATTCAGAAACAATGAGAGAACATTATTTTAATTGTGCATGTACTAGGATTGTGCGTTGTCTTAAAAAAACGAAGACTTTCCTGATAGCATGGCATATGAAGCATAATGAAATGAACAAATATATAAGCCGGCTCCTTTAATAGGGACCGGCTTTTCATATTACTTTACATATACATAAGCTTCATTTGCTGTTATATAGTATGTTTTACCTTTGCTGTTGTGTACTTTGTACTGAGTTGAACCATTTACAGTTACTTTGGCATCAATTGCAAATCCTAATCCTGCATCTAAGGTACCAGCAACATCTTTAGCTGCCCATGAAGCAGAATCATAGAAACGTAGGTTGTCCACTTTAGCGACAACGCGCTTACCTACAACCGGATTAACTAGCTCTTTCTTCTCAAATTTGATGTAAGAAGGATTGTTATAAACCCATTGATTCCCACCGAGGTTTAGCCATCCATCTTTCTCGCCCCAAACTTGGTATGCTTCCGGTTTGTTTAGTTGACGAATAACGGAATAGCTTGCATCTGGGCCTTTACGAAGAAAAACCCTCAACACGTTATGTGTCAAGGGTTTAAGCCTCTTAGTAAAGAGACATATATTGATCGCGTTCCCATTGGTGAACTTGCGTGCGGAACATATCCTCTGAATTCATCGTGTTTTAAATTAAACTGAAAACGTTGATTTATTAAGGTTTTAAAAAAGTGATGTTTCATTATGATTCATCACTTTTTTTATTTTTGTGGGTAAA